TTCGCGGCGACCAACTTCTACACCGCGCAGCGCAAGACGCACGTCCAGTACCTGACGCAGCTCGACTATGAGCAGCGCGTCGAGAGCGGCATGTACCGCGACGTCGACCTGACGCCCGCCGGTCTTGAGCCTGAGCGCTCGGCAGCCGACGTGGCCAACGACAAGATCGAGGGTCGCAACGACACCAGCTACAACGAAGATGGACTGCGCACCGTGTTCGAGTGCCACGTCATCGCCGACGTCGAGGGTGACGGCAACGCGCCGTACATCATCACGATCGACAAGCCATCGAGCAAGGTGCTCGCGATCTACCGCAACTGGGACGAAGAGGACGACAGCCGCGAGCCACTCGACTGGTTCGTCGAGTTCCCGTTCATCCCGTGGCGCGGCGCCTACCCGATCGGCCTGCCGCACATGATCGGCGGCCTATCCGCTGCCGCGACCGGCGCGCTGCGCGCACTGATGGACAGCGCGCACATCCAGAACGTGCCGACGATGCTCAAGCTGAAGGGCGGCACACGCGGCGGCCAGTCGCTGAACATCCAGCCGACGCAGGTCGAGGAGATCGAGGGCGGCCTCAACGTGGACGACGTCCGCAAGCTGGCCATGCCGATACCGTTCAACCCGCCGTCGCCGACCCTGTTCCAACTGCTCGGCTTCGTGGTCGACGCAGGCAAGGGCGTGGTCCGCACGTCGATGGACAATCTGGCCGACCAGAACCCGAACGCACCAGTCGGCACGACGCTCGCGCTGATCCAAGAGGGCATGACCGTGTTCTCGTCGATCCACGCGCGTCTGCACGGCGCTATGGCCCGCACGCTGCGCATCCTGCACCGCCTCAACGCGATGTATTTGGACGACGCCGACGTGAAGCACGAGGTCGGCGAAGTGCTGGCCACGCGCGCAGACTTCGAAGGCCCGATGGACGTCGTGCCGGTGTCCGACCCCGCGATCTTCAGCGAGAGCCAACGCTTTGCGCAGGTTCAGGCGGTGTCGCAGCGCGCCGCCGCACTGCCGCAACTGTACAACCTGCGCAAGGTCGAGGAGCGTCTGCTTGAGACGCTGCGCGTACCGAACCCGAAGGAGCTGCTCGTCCCGCCGATGGAGCCGAAGCAGCAGAACGCGGTTAACGAGAACGTCGCGGCCACTATGGGCCGACCGATCGTCGCCTTCCCTGAGCAGGACCACATCGCCCACCTCAAGACGCACTTGGCGTACATGACGAACCCCGCGCTCGGCGCAAGCCAGCTCATCGCGCCAGCCTATCTGCCGGTGATACTCGGCCACATCAAGGAGCACCTTGCGTTGTGGTACGCGTCAACCGTGCTTGAGCTGGCCGAGGACACGTCGGGTATCGACATCAGCGAGGACATGAAGAACCTCAAGGATGACGAGGCACGCCGTGCGTTCGATCGCATGCTGGCCGAGGCATCGCAGACGGTGGTCACCGACGCGACCGAGGTGTTCGCATCGCTGCCGCCTGTCATCGCGCAGGCCATGCAGATGATGCAGCAACTCGCACCGCAGCCGCCGCAAGATCCGCGCGCCGCCATCGAGGGCCAGAAGCTACAGGCACAGCAGCAGCGCGATCAGGCGCAGATGCAGCTCGACGGCCAGAAGATGCAGATGCAAATGCAGAAAGACCAGACGGCCATGCAGATCGAGGGCCAGAAGATGCAGGCCGAGGCAATGCAGAGCCAAGCCGAGATGCAGCTTCAGGCGCAGAAGCTCCAGATCGAGCAGCAGCTTGAGCAGATGAAGCAGGACCGCGAGGACGCCCGCAAGTCAGCCGAGCTCAACGCCCGCATGACCATGAACCAGCAAGACAACCAAACGGCCATGCAGCTTGCGCAGGCCGAGATCATGTCTGGCGAACGCATCGCAGTGTCAACCGGCACTGGGATAAACCCGAACCCATAAGGAAAACCATATGGCCGACAATGCAAAGAGCGCGACACCGAAGGGCAAAACCCCGAAGGCGAGCGACAAGACCATGCCCATGCATAAGAAAATGGCACAAGGCATCATGCCTCATCCGGTTAAGTCACCCAAGACACCGGCATGAGAATAGAGACCCTCCTCCAACGCCTTGAGACAGAACAGGCAGCAATGGCTGTTGAGGCGCTGGAGAGGCCGTCTGGCAAGACCGAGTTTGATTATGGACGCGCCGTTGGCCTGTACGCTGGGATACAGCGGGCCAAGGAAATCCTGATCAACACGGTGGCGGAAGACGACAAACGTGAATTTTAGGAGCACACATGCAGATAAATGGAAACAGCGTCGAGTTTAGTTACGACGGTCTCGACGAGGCATTCCCACCCTGTGACGCAGGCGTGAAGCCATTCGGCTCGCGCGTCCTGTGCCAGATACGGACGCCCAAAACAAAGACGAAGGGTGGCATCATCCTGACAGGCGACGTCCGCGAGACGGAGCACTACAACACGCAGGTCGCCAAGGTCATCGACATCGGCAGCCTCGCGTTCAAGAACCGCAACACAATGGAACACTGGCCCGAAGGGTCGTGGTGCGAAGTCGGAGACTTCGTCCGCGTGCCCCGCTACGGCGGTGACCGTTGGTCGGTAAAGACCGACGATGGAGAAGAGGCCATCGTCGTAATCTTCAACGATCTTGATTTGGTGGGTAAGGTCACTGGTGACCCGCTTGCCGTCAAGGCATTCCTCTAGGAGCATGTAAATGGCTGACAACCAACTGACAGAAAATGACGAAGACGATATCGTAATCATCGAAGGCGAAGAACCCGTACAGGAACCTGTACAGGAAGAAGCTGACACCGATGACAGCGATGACGATGATGACGACGATGATGGTGACGAGCGTCTTGGCGACAGCGAAGACGACAGTGACGAAGAGATCGCCCGCAAGAGCCGTAGCAACGTCAAGCGCCAGAAGCAGCGTGAGCGGCGGCTACGCGCCAAGGAGCACGCCGATCGCGAGCTTGCCGAGTTGCGTGAGCAGAACGATGCGCTGTTGCGCCGCGTCTCTGCCATCGAGGGCAACACGCTTGCCAGCAACGTAAGCGCCATCGACCAACGCATCGCGCAGGCTCAGGCCGACGTGAAGCAGGCCGAGGCCATCATCGCACGCGCAGTCGAGGCCGGTAACGGTGACGACGTGGCAACGGCGATGCGTCTGCGTGACGAAGCGCAGTACGAGGCGCAGCAACTGTGGCAGCAGAAGCAGCAAGTGGAGCAGGTCCGCCAGCAACACGCCAACCCCGGCCCTGACCCGCGCGTGGTAAATTACGCAAAGGAATGGATGAACGCGAACCCATGGTACGACCCTAGTGGCCGTGACGAGGACAGCGCCATCACGAAGGTCATTGACAACCAGCTCGCCGCCGAGGGGTACAACCCCAAGGACGCCGACTACTGGCACGAGCTGACCCGCCGCGTGGCCGCGCGCATTGGCGACGACGAGGCGGAAACCCGCCAAAGTCCTAGCAAACGCAAGGCACCCCCGACCGGAACGACGCGTGAGCACGCGCCCGTTTCGACTAAGAAAGAAATATACGTGACACCCGAACGGAAGCAAGCTATGATAGACGCAGGTATTTGGGATGACGTTCCGCGTCGTAACCAAATGCTCAAGGCTTATCAGGCTTACGACAAAAGTTCGGCTCGCTGAAAACTGGAGTGAGACAACATGACAAATAGTACTGATGAGCGTTTGAAGAAGGAACTCGGTGTTGGACGGCAGTCCCGCGAAATGGAAGACCGACAGGTCACCGAAAATCGCGAAGTGACTGATGACGACCGACTTGAAATGTTCCGGGCGCAGTTATTTAATGACGCACTACCTGATCTACCGAATATACCGGGATATCACATGTGCTGGCTCACGACGACGAACCCTCGTGACCCTATCCACCGTCGCATTCAGCTCGGATACGAGCCGATAAAAGCGTCGGAGGTGCCGGGCATGGAGTTCGCCTCAATCAAGACAGGCGAATGGTCTGGAATGATTGGTGTCAACGAGATGATCGCGTTTAAGCTGCCCGAAGCCTTGTATCAAAGGTTTATGCAGGAAGCTCACCACGATGCTCCGTTACGTGAGGAGAACAAGCTGGCTGAAACCGCAGAGATCATGCGGCAACAGGCAGAAGGTTCAGGCAGCACGTTGTTCGAAGGTGACGGTTTGATGGAAATGCGTGAGCATAACCCGCGCATTGGTCTTTTCGACTGATGACGGTTTCATCCATTTAACAAGAGGATTAAGGCTATGTCTTCGGTATCACAACCGTTCGGCCTACGTCCTGTCTATTCACCAAGCGGCACGGTTCGTCCTACCGCCTTCACGATCCAGACAGGCTACGCCGTTAACATACTACAGAACCAACCCGTCCGCATCGCGCCAGCAACATCTGGTGGCGAAACGGAAGGCACACTCGTGGCTGCCGCTGTCGGTGCCGCTTTCATCGGCACCTTCCAAGGCGTTGAGTTCACGGACAGTGACGGTCGCCGTCGCGTGTCCAACAAGTGGACTGCATCGCTCGCAGCGACTGACATCGTTGCTTACGCTACGCTCGACCCAACCATCGTCTATGAAATCCAGAGCGACGCTGCTCTGAACGTAGCCGACATTGGTAAGCAGTATGACACCACCACCATCGGTACTGGCTCGACTGTAGTCGGCATCAGCCAGATGATGTTGGGCGTTTCAACTGCTGCTGCGAACGCTCAAATGCGCCTCATCGGGATCACTCCCGGTCCCGACAACAACTGGGGTGACACGTATGTCATCGCTCAGGTCCAAATCAGCGAACATCAAAACGTCGCCGATAAGGCCGCGTACTAAGGAGGGCTTGAACAATGGCTACCCCAATGAGAAGTACAGACTTCCGCTCGATCGTTGAACCGATCCTAAACGAAGAGTTCAACGGAATTTACGATCAACGCGCTGATGAGTGGGCGCAGGTCTTCAAAGAGTTTAAGGGCATTCCCCGTAACTACCACGAAGAGCCTGTCCTGTTCGGCTTTGGTGCCGCGCCAGAATTGCCAGACGGCATGCCTGTCACGTATCAATCCGGCGGCGTGCTGTTCATCCAGCGCTACGTGTACCGCGTCTACGGCCTTGCCTTTGCATTGACAAAGGTTCTGGTGGAAGATGGCGATCACATCCGTATCGGTCAGACCTATGCTCGTCACCTTGCACAGTCGCTGATCGAAACCAAGGAAACCCTTGGTGCCAACATCCTGAACCGTGCCTTCAACAGCGCGTATGCAGGCGGCGACGGCGTATCGTTGGTCAACACGTCTCACCCGATCGCAACTGGTACGTTCTCGAACCAGCTTACGACCGCAGCCAACTTGTCGCAGACCTCGCTTGAGCAGATCCTCATCCAGATCCGCAACGCAGTAGACAACAACGGCAAGCGCATCCGCTTGACACCTAAGAAGATCGTTTCCGGTCCTTCAAACGTGTTCCAAGCTGAAGTATTGCTGAAGTCCGCACTGCGTGCAGGCACCGCGAACAACGACGTGAACCCTGTGAATTCTATGGGTTTATTGGCGGAAGGACAAGCCAACCTGTCGCGTATCACCTCGACCACTGCATGGTGGGTACAGACTGATGCGCCAGAAGGTTTGAAGCTCGCTATGCGTCGTGGTCTTGAGAAGAGCATGGAAGGTGACTTCGAAACCGACAGCATGCGCTACAAGGCTACCGAGCGTTATGCGTTCGGTTGGACCGATCCACGCGGCGTATACGGTACGGCTGGCATCTAATTGGGTTGGGGGACTTCGGTCCCCCTCCCTTCTCTAAAGGAGAAACTAAATGTCACAAACTACTTGGAGCGGCCCACTTGCCTCCGGCGACATTAACGCCGGTAAAGCAGGCGGCCCAAACATCGGTCTCGCGGTTCTTTCGCAGACCGTGTTGATCAACTTCGACGCCACACTCGTGCAAAACGGCACAGTCTACTTGCCTTTCGGTTCGCAGATTGTGAACATCATCGTTGACGTGCTCACGCAGTACGACAGTGCCACCTCGGCAACTGTCTCTGTCGGTACGGCATCGGGTGCGACCACCTACGCAAGCGGCGTCAATGCCAAAACTGGTGTCCGCGTTCTGCCTACGTTCACTGCGGCACAGCTTGCTGCAATGGACAACATCGGAACAAACGGAACTGTCGTTGCGACAGTGACGTCCGTTGGCCAGCCTACGGTTGGACAAGTCCGCGTCACGTACCAGTACGTGCAAACAACGGCTAATGACTAAGCGTTAGTCTTATGTTATAAGAGGGGGTCGCCTTCGGGTGGCCCCTGATTATTGAGGAATACACAGATGGCAGATGCAGTAGCAACACAAACCCTGTTCGATGGCGAGCGTATGGCCATTATGAAATTTACGAACATCTCCGACGGCACCGGCGAGACCAAGGTGACCAAGGTTGATGTTTCGACGCTCAACCCTAGCTCTTTCAGCAAGGCTTGCGACGGCGTTACTATCGTTAAGATGCACGTCTTTACGCACGGCCTAATTGTTGACATGTTCTGGGACGCCACCACGGACGTGCTTATCACGTCAATCCCGCAGAACACCATGTACTCGATGGACCTGACGGAGTTCGGCGGTCTGTGGAACAACGCAGGCGCAGGTAAGAATGGCGACATCCAATTCTCTACTCACGACGCCAGCGCCGGTGACAGGTACACTATCATCCTTGAGATGGTTAAGTCCTACGCAGATTGATGATGGACAACGCCTTCGACCTCCGACAGTTTAAGGCCAAGAGCCACATCGACGACGCGCTGGGCGTGAACAAGCGCGGGCAGCAGCCCATGCAGCAACCAATGCAGCAAGGACAACCGCCCCGCGCCAACGCGAACTTAACACCGAACGGCATGCAGGTCGGCGCTCAGATGCCCATGCGCAACGGCCAGTTCGACATTGGCGCTCAGATGCGCGTCGACCCCAAAGGCGTCGCGCTCCAGCAGCTTCAGGCGCAGTACAGCAATCCAAAGTTCTCTGCGGGCGTGGGCTACAATCCGCAGCAACGCGGCGTCAACGCCAACTTGCGCATGCCCTTTGCCAAGGGCGGTCTCGCTATGGCCGAGGGCGGCGGCGCATGGACCCGCAAGGAGGGGCAGAACCCCGAAGGCGGCCTCAATGCCAAGGGCCGCGCATCGCTGCGCGCTCAGGGCAAGGACATCAAGCCTCCTGTCAGCGCGAAGCAGGCAAAGAAATCACCAAAGGCAGCCGCGCGTCGCAAGTCATTCTGCGCACGCATGTCTGGCATGCCGGGGCCGATGAAGGACGACAAGGGTCGCCCGACACGCAAGGCACTTTCACTCCGTAAATGGGATTGCTGATATGAGCGACTTTGCAGTAAAACCTGTCTGGGACAAGAAGCGCCCGAAGGATCTCGGCAAGCCGAAAGACTTGTCGGTCAAGCGCAAGAAAGCTGCCAAGGCTCGCGCCAAGGCGGCTGGACGACCCTACCCCAATTTAATTGATAACATGGCTGCGGCCCGCAAGAAAGGTAAGTGACATGGACGGATTTAAGAATAGCACTCGGATGAAGTACATGACCGGCGGCCCAGTAAAGATGTTCGAGGGCGGCACGTACAACGAACGCGGCAAGCGCGCAACGATGGCCGAGATTGCGGCGGAAGATCGTCGCATGTCTGGCCGCAAGGCACCCGTCGAAGGCATCTCAACACGCCCGACCGACGCCTCTGGCCGCCGCGCAACTGACGCAGATCTTGGCGTAGGTCGCCCCGCAGTTAAGAAGCCAATGCCAAAGGCTCCTGCCAGTGGCATAGGCGGCGGTGCTTTGGCTGGCGCTGCTGCTGGCGCTTTGGCTGGTGCCGCAGCCCGCGCGGCTGCTAAGGCTGGCGCTCGTGGAATGGGCGCTATGTCCGACCGCGAAGCGCAGATGATGAAAGCTGCGGCAGCAAAGAAAGGCGTTCCAGCACACAGCAGCAAGCCTATGATCCGCCGCAGCAAGGGCGGTCTGACCGCAATGCCAAAGGGTAAGTGCTAATATAAATGAACTGCTCGCCTTGCTGGCGGGCAGTTTTTGCGCTATACCACCCACGCTAGAGGTGCTTGCTGTCATCGGCTTGCTGCTGCGATAACAATGCGAGCACATCCTTATGGCGTTTTCAGACACAGTTTCACAGACTAATTTTAACACACGGCGCGTCATCGACAACGCGATCCGTCGCTGTAAACTGACGGCGCAACAGATCACCGCCGAACACATCGACATAGCCAACGACCAGCTATACCTGTTCCTCTCCGACTTGGCCAACCAAGGCGCGCCGCTCTGGTGCATTGAGAAGCAGATCTACCCGCTGTACGACGGCGTGGGCGACATCACGATGCTCGACGGCACAGTCGACATCCTGAACAGCAACTTCCGCTGGCTCCAGCAGGTGACCGGCATCAATTACACAACGTCAACGGCCCGCGAAGTGGACTTCACCGACGACGTATTCGTCTCCAACACCGGCATCCTTTGGTCCGCTCCCGCCGTGCCTATCGTATTTGAGCGTTCAGACGATAACGTGACGTGGGTCACGATCCAATCTGAGACGCCAACCGCGACCGCAGGCCAGTGGACTTGGTACGATCTGGAAAGCAGCGTGGCGTCTCGGTATTTCCGCATCCGCGCGACGTCAGGCACGCTCGGCTTCAGCCAAATCTATCTGGCAAACACGCCGACCGAGATCCCGTTGGCGCGCATGAACCGCGACGACTACACAAACTTGCCAAATAAGGCGTTTCAGTCGAACCGCCCGCTGCAATTTTGGTTCGATCGTCAGGTCAACAACCCAATTATGCACATGTGGCCGGTGCCGAATCTGGCCGCGACCGTCTGCCAGATCGTCGTGTGGCGTCAGCGCTACATTATGGACGTCGGCACCATGACGCAGGACGTTGAAGTGCCTCAGCGCTGGCTTGAGGCCATCGTTTCGGGTCTGGCGGCCAAAATGGCGCTTGAATTGGTCGAAGTTGACGTCAATTTGATCCCGATTTTGGACCAAAAGGCGGCGATTTCACTGAATATCGCGCAAATGGAAGAGCGCGACAACAGTCCGATGATGATCGCCCCCAATATTTCACCGTACACGAGGTAAAATCATGGCTGTTGAGGGCTACATCAACACCATCGGGCGAAATCACCTCGGCATCGGCATTTGTGACCGCTGCAAGCGTAAATTTCCTATTGATGACCTGTACAGCGACCGGAATATTCCGACGCTAAAGGTCTGCATCGACGACGTGGACGATTACGACCCGTGGCGCGAGCCCGCGCGGCAGCCAGAGGACATCACCCTGCGCTTTCCGCGCCCAGACGTGGCGTTGGACGGCTGATGCCCCGCTATCTCAACACACGCGGCAATACGACGCTGGCGATCGGCATATGTGGGCGCTGCTCCATCAAGATGCCGCTGGCTGACTTGATGCCCGACCCAAATTACCCCGGCTTGCTGGTCTGCGAGAGGGATCGCGACCAATACGATCCGTATCGCCTTCCCGCTCGCCAGCCGGATAATATTCTGCTACCATTCTTGCGTCCCGATGTGCCTCTCGCTACAAATCCGGCGGGCGTTATCGCGCAAAACAGCGAGCAGTTCCTCATCACTGAGGACAGCGATGATTATCTAATCTTTTTCGAGGATGACGAGTTTTGAGCAACGTCCCTACAAATCTCATCCCTACCCGCATTACCGGCCTCCCTGAATATCAGGGAACGAGCACACTCGGCTACATGCCGTACATCATCGACGGTCAGACGTTCAAGGTCCAGTTTGCGAACATCGCTGCCGTCGGCGCGGTGCCGTCCTCGCGTGAAATCAACTCCGGCAGCGGTCTGGGCGGCGGCGGAGACCTGTCAGCCAACCGCACGCTCTACATCTTGCCATCAGGTGTTGACGACAGCATGCTGACCACCACGGGTGTCACGGCTGGCAATTACGGTGCCGCCGACAGCGTGCCAGTCCTCACGGTCAACGCGCAGGGCCGCGTCACGGGTGCGACCTCGGCACCTATCGTGCTTGCAAATTACGTCCCCACCAGCCGCACAATCACGGCTGGCGCGGGGTTAACGGGCGGCGGAGATCTTTCCGCCAACCGTTCCTTCGCTGTAATCTTTTCATCTACAACGCCTGAGCCTCTCGGTCCCGGATCACCCGGTGTCTCGACTGTTGCCGCGCGTGGAGATCACGTCCACCCTGCGGTGGACCTGAGCGACACCACGGAAACGCAAGGCGTGCTCCCCTTGTCCCGTGGCGGCACCGGCAACAGTCTGTCTCCTGTTGTCGGTGCCATCGCATATTCCAGCAATGACGCGCTGTATTTAACGCCTACGGCTGGCACCGCAGGTCAGGTGTTGGTCTCTGGCGGTGGCGTGGCTCCGCCGTTCTGGCAGACGATCACAGGCACAGGTACGGTCACTTCGGTGTCTGTTACCACCGCCAACGGCTTTGCCGGAACGGTTGCTAACGCAAGCACGGTGCCCGCGATTACGCTTTCGACGACCGTGAGCGGCTTGCTTAAAGGCAACGGCACCGAGATACTTCCGGCCACCGCAGGCATTGATTACGTCGCGCCGGGCGCATACACCGCCAGCGGCCTCACATTGGCCTCTGCGCGGCTTCTAGGCCGCACTACGGCATCAGTCGGCGCTGCGGAGGAAATCTCCGTCGGCAATGGTCTGACGCTCGCCAGCGGCTCTCTGGTTAACGCTGCGCCCGATCAGGTCGTGGCGCTGACAGGCGGCACCGCGATCTCGGTCACCGGCAGCTACCCGTCGTTCACGGTCACCAACACCGCGCCAGATCAGGTCGTATCCCTAACAGGCGCAGGCACGACGACCGTCACTGGCACGTACCCTAGCTTCACAATCACATCGAACGACAGCACCGCAGGCACCGTGACCAGCGTCAATGCCAGCGGCGGCACAACGGGCATGTCGTTTACCGGCGGCCCAATTACGTCGGCGGGCACACTGACCCTCAACGGCACGCTTGCCGTCGCCAATGGCGGTACTGGCGCAACGGACGCAGTCGCTGCTCTAACGAACTTAGGTGCGTACCCCGCAAGCAACCCTTCGGGCTTCACATCTAACGTAGGTACGGTGACGTCAGTCTCAGGCACCGGCACCGTCAGCGGCCTGAGCCTGAGCGGCACAGTGACGTCCGCAGGTTCGCTGACACTTGGTGGGACGCTTGCCGTCCTGCCGTCCAACTTCGCGTCGCAGACGGCCAACACGGTCCTTGCGGCACCGAACGGCTCGGCAGGCACGCCGACGTTCCGCGCTATCGTCGCGGCGGACATCCCGACGCTCAACCAGAATACAACGGGCACGGCCTCAAACGTCACGGGCATCGTCGCCATCGCCAATGGCGGCACAGGCGCGAGCGTGGCGGCTACGGCGCGCACGAACCTCAGTGCGGCGGCCTCTGGTGCCAATACCGACATCACGTCGATTGCGCTCACCACAGGCACGATCAGCACGTCGCCAGTCAACGGCACCGACATCGTCAACAAGGCGTATGCCGACAGTATCGCGTCAGGCATCAACTTCCATCAGTCCGTGCGCTTGGCAACGGCTGCGGCGTTGCCTGCCAACACGTACAACAACGGCACTTCTGGCGTCGGCGCGACGCTCACGGCCAATGCCAACGGCGCACTCTCGGTCGACGGCGTGGCCGTGGTTGCGGGCAACCGCATCTTGGTCAAGGACGAGGCGGCGGGGGCCAATAACGGCGTCTACGTTGTTACGCAGGTCGGCAGCGGCTCGACGCCGTACATCCTGACACGCGCCACAGACTTCGACAGCGCAGGCACTGGCGTTGACCAGATCGACGCGGGCGACTTCTTCCTTGTCACGGCGGGATCGACGCTGTCCAACACGTCGTGGGTGCAGCAGACGCCGCTGCCGATCACTGTCGGCACAACGCCGATTACGTTTACGCAGTTCGCCGCGCCGGTCCTGTACTCGGCGGGCACTGGCCTCACGCTGACCGGTACGGTCTTCAGCATCACGAACACAGGCGTAAGCGCATCGACCTACGGCAGCGCGTCCTCCGTGCCCGTCATCGCGGTCAACGCGCAGGGTCAGATTACGTCTGCGTCGTCGTCTGCAATCGCTATCGCCGCGTCGCAGATCACGTCTGGCGCACTCGCCATCGCTAATGGCGGTACTGGCGCGACGAGCGCGGCGACGGCCCTGACGAACCTTGGAGCGTACCCCGCGAGCAACCCGTCTGGTTTTACCTCGAACACCGGCACCGTCACCAGCGTCAACCTGACTGCGGGAACGGGCGTCAGCGTCTCTGGCGGCCCTATCACGTCCTCTGGCTCTATCACCGTCACCAACACGGCTCCCGATCAGGTTGTGTCGCTGACAGGGTCTGGCGCTACGACCGTGACAGGCACGTACCCGAACTTCACTATCTCCTCACCCACGAGCGGCGCGGGCACCGTGACGAGCATCAACGTCAGCGGCGGCACCACCGGCCTGACGACGTCTGGCGGTCCGGTCACCAGCAGCGGGACGATCACACTCGCAGGCACGCTGAACGTCGCCAACGGCGGCACAGGCGCAACGACCCTGTCGTCGGGCTACGTCCTCAAGGGTAACGGCACGTCGGCTGTAAGCGCGTCGGTGATCTACGACGATGGGACGAATGTCGGGGTGGGAACGACTTCAGTCAGTGCTACCTACGGAAAACTTACAGTTGCGGGTGGTATACGGACTACAGACGACACAAGCTCAAAGCTGGAACTTGGCCGCTATAGTGCTGGCGCTCCGAACAGCTACATCAAACTTGGCCCAAATAGCGGTGCGTTGAGGGTTACAAACTCCGACGACACCGTAGATATACTAACGCTGACAAATGCTGGCAGTCTTTCAGCCGTTGCTGATATGCGTGCGCCTATCTTTTACGATAGCAACGACACCGCGTATTACGCAGACTTTGCAGGCTCAACGGCTATTTTTAGCAATGGCGTAATTGTGGCTGGCACGCAGGGTTTCCAGAGCAGGATTGTTACGGTTGGCGACCGCAACCGTATTTGGAGCTTTAACAGCGCCGATGGTTTCGGGCTAAGTTACTTCCAAGGCACCGCTGGTACCGGCGGCGCAAGCACAATCGGTTTGCATTTCGGGACAGCAACTGCCGCCGCATCTACCCTTCAAGTTGTAGCAAACTCATATACGTTGTCGCTTGGCTCTATGCGTGCCCCGATCTTCTACGACAGCGACAACACTGCGTATTACGGTGACTTCGCTTCTACTTCCTCTTTGAACTCGCTTATTGTCGGGACTAACGGAAGCGGTTTGGCTTATGACGCTGCGGCTACTGGGAAGCTGTATTTTGGTTCGGCGGGCGGCGATGCCTCAACAAATTACCACATCACCACCAACATGGAGAATGTTGGGGGTAACTACTCTAAGCTCGACTTTAAGTGGTATACGGGCCAGCGTTTTTACGCCCACTATGCCTATGGCGGCTTCCGCTTTAAGGAAATTACCACTGGTAATACGCTGTTTTCGGTAGGTGAAGGCGACTTGCGCGTCCGTGTTTACGACAGCATTTCCGCACCAATCTACTACGACAGCGCCAACACTGCTTATTATGTTGACCCCGCTGGCTCCAGCGTGCTTGGGATCATCACGGCACAATCCTCTAATGACGCGCAGCTATACCTGAACGGCAACGGCACTTCGTGGGCTGGTATCCAGTGGACGGATGTCAGTGGCAGCGACAACATGTGGTACAACGGTTCAACATCTACGTTTGCCATTGGCGGCGGTGGGTCGGTTGTTGCTAATAAAAAGCTCCACATCAACGGTGGGACAACCATCGGAAGCGGGCTTGCCGCAACGGCGGTAGCGACCAACGGGCTGCTGATTGAAGGTGCGCTAAACGCGGGTAACGGCAACCTCACACCCGCAGGAACAACCTTTAGCAACGTCATTACTGGTCGCGGCACAAATCGTGTCGTGGCCTTCGACGGCAATGGCACCGTGCCGTCTGTCTGGTGGACCAACGGCGGCACTGCCATCGGCGCTATCGACGCCATTTCTGGCGGCGGTCTTGCTCACTGGGCGAACAACGGCAGTAGCTGGCAACAGCAGATGGCGGTTAACTATGGCAACGTCACCATAAATACCGATATCCGCTCGCCGATATACTACGACAGCAACAACACTACGTATTATGTCGATCCCGCATCTGGTTCAAATCTAGTAGGGCAAGTCCAGATTAACGGCGGGACTACAATGTCTGGCGGTTGGAACAGGGCGCTATACCTTGCATCCCAATTCCCTGTCATTGTGATGAACTCAGGAAGCGTCAAATACTCCGCTATCGGCGTTGATTACACCGAAGCTCAGAGCGGCATGGTGTTTTGGGTTAACGGCAACAGCGCCGACATAACCAACGGCTCTGCGACAATAGCGCTGCGGATAAACACTGGAAACTTCATCGTAGCCAATGACGTCCGTGCGACTATCTTCTACGACAGCAACAACAGCGCGTTCTTCCTAGACCCAAGCAGCACATCCGTTTTGAACGTCATGCGGGCGAATAGGGTTCAGTTTTCTAGCGGTGTTAACGCCGTCACGCTGGACAATGGTAGCTACCAAATACTTTACGATCCGGCGGGAAATGCCGCCCTCTACCTCGGCGGCGCGGACCCAGCCAACTATTACGACAACAGCACGCACTACTTCCGCACCCGTGGCGGTAGCAATATGGCGGTCATGAATAGCAACGGTATTCAGGCCCCTATCTTCTACGACTTAGCTAACACTGGGTATTACGGCGACTTTGCCGGTACTTCTAACCTTTTTAATCTTACCATCAGCGGCGGGGGTAACAAGTACCTCCAAATCCAATCGACCGACGGCGGCGAAGCTATGGTGCGTTATCTCGGCGCTACTGGCCCCTCTTGGTATGTCGGTAAGCGAACGACATCGCAACTTGTTGATACTGCGTCCTTCCATTTTTACTCCGAGAGCGCGGGGGCTACGGTTGGCGGTATTGATGTATCCGGCAATATGTTTGCTTCTACCTCTTTCCGTGCGCCCATTTTCTACGACAGCAATAACACCGCGTATTACGTTGACCCCGCTTCAACGTCCGTACTAAACCAAATCCAATTTCCCCCAAATACGGCGCAGATTTCTGGCAACGACACGTCTAGCTACGGCTCTATAGCTATTCGTGGCGCTAGGAACGGCTGGTACGGTATACACATCCAAGGCGGTGGAAACGCACCGCACTTAATGTTTGACGGCTCAGCTAATGGCGGTATTTACTTTGAAGGTGGAGGACGTTGGGCGTCTTATTATAGTTATGCTGCTAACTGCTGGGGCTTTGGTACATCGGCTACTTCAAGTGCATATAATATCTATTGCCCTACCGGCGTGTACTCAGGCGGTCGTGTTGACGGCACTATCTTCTACGATAGCAACAACAGTGCTTATTACGCCGATCCGAGCGGCACATCAGCGTTATCTACCGTTACGTTTGGGTCATCCCCCAATGGCGGTGGTGGCGGAGGTCGGATTACCCCGTCTACTGGTTCGCCCTATTCAATCCGGCAAGAGTTCGGTTCAGACAACAGCGGTTGGCGTTATGGCATCGCTAAGAACGTCAGTGGCACAGTCACCATTATGTTCTACGTTCAGGACAATGGTGACTGCGTTGCAACCGGCAACGTCACTGCATATTCCGACGTCCGTCTTAAGGCCAACATCGAGACAATCCCAAGCGCGCTGGACAAACTCGACCAGATACGCGGCGTCACATACACCCGCACGGACATGGACGACAAAGAGCGTCGGTATGCTGGTGTCATCGCGCAGGAAATCGAAGCGGTTCTGCCAGAGGCAGTTGGCGGTGATGAAGACATCAAGACCGTTGATTACAACGCGACTATCGCGCTGCTAATTCAGGCTGTAAAAGAACTCACAGATAAGGTAAAAGCGTTAGAAGCAAAGGAATAGTAATATGGCACTTACGTACACTTGGGCGGTAACGTCCCTGAAGAAAACCACAGACGGCAGCGTAGACAACTTTGTCGTTCAATCCACATGGACCTGCACTGGCACGGACGAAGACGGCGACAGCGGTACCTTTAATGGTGCAACGCCATTCCCGTTGGACAGCCTCGATCCTGCCACGTTCATTCCCTATGAAGACTTGACAGAAGCCGATGTCCTTGGTTGGATAGAAGCCGTTGTTGTCGGTTCTTACAAGGAGCACGTCGATGCGCAAATCAACAAGCAGATTGCGCTAATCAAAGACCCAGTAGTGGACGTCCCCGAAGGCGATTTCCCTTGGGAAGAACCAACCCCGACACCAACACCACCACCAGCTAGTTAAATCAAAGGAGACAGACTATGAATAAAGAACTAGACCACCTCGACGTAGACAATCAGGCTGCGCCACAGGAGCCAGTTGTAAAGTTGGAACTGGCCGTCAACGACATAAACCTCGTCCTCGCCGCATTGCAGGAGCTGCCACACAAGATAGCCGACCCGATGCTGCGCAAGATCATGGAGCAGGCAAACGCCCAGCTCGCTCCGAACGGCGCGTAACATGATCGAGGAACTCATCAGCCGCGTGTTCTACGCACGCAACGTGGCGCACTTTGAGCACTGGCGCGCCAAGGGTGATGGTAGTTTCGCAAAGCATATGGCACTGGGCGGCTTCTACGACGACGTAATCGACGCAATCGACCGTCTCGTAGAAGCCTACCAAGGCGCGTTCAGCATCATCGGGAACATACCCGCTCCCGATGTGTCTGAACGCGACGTGCTAAAGCTGCTTGAGGCCGACGCGGCATGGATTGAAGAGCATCACGAAGACATCTGTCAGGGCAACCGCGCAGTGGCTAATTTAATTGACGGTGTCACAGAAGTGTATCTGTCGGCGGTGTATAAGCTACGGAACTTGAAATGAACTTCGACGTCAACACCATAGTCACTGTGCTGGCCTTCATCGGAGGCTTGATAACAGTCTGGGTCAATCTCAACAGCCGTCTGACGCTGCTTGAGGCGCGTCTTGGCTTTGGTGACGAGAAGTTCAACGCCATCGACAAGAAGTTCGACGAGGTGATGATGCACCTCCGCCGGATTGAGGACAAACTGGATAATAAGGCGGATCGATGATGAAACGGTTTCTGTTTGGTTTTGTGGCCGCCACTAGCGCGGCTTCTCTCGTGTTCGCGCAGACCGCGCCGGTATCGGTGGCTCCGACGGAGTATATCTACAACACGACCACCAATAGCACGTCGAACAACACCAACACGTCCACCAACACGAACAACAACAATTCCACCAGCACATCGACGAACACGAATAACAACAACAACGTATCTGCCAGCACTTCGGTAAATACCAACACCAATAACAATTTCAACACCAACGCAAGCACCAGCACGTCGGTCAACACGAACAACAACAATAACGTGAGCACGTCGGTCAACACGAACAACAATGTTTCGACGAACACGAACATCAACCAAAATACTGGCACGATGACGAACATCAACCAGAACACCAACGTCAATTCTGGCACGATGACGAACATCAACCAGAACACCAGCACGTCTGATAATACCAATCGGAACATCAACACCGACACGAGCAACAGCACGATCAACCAGAGCGTGAACAGCAGGTCCGATAACACCAACCGGAACATCAACAACGACACGTCGAACTCGACAATCAACAGCACGACGAACAACGTCAACCAGAACAACAACGTCAACGTCTCCGACAGCAAAAGCTATAGCGAGAACGTCTCTCGGCAGGTTATCGATCAGAACATCAAGTCGCCTCCGCCCAGCGCCATTGCGCCGTCCATGATGTCCTACAGCCAAGACCTCTGCACCACCGGCCAGTCTGGCGCAGTGCAGACGCAGATCATCGGCTTGTCGGCTGGACGCACTGTGCGCGACCAGAACTGCGAACGGATGAAGCTCTCGAAGACCTTGTACGACATGGGTATGCGCGTTGCCGCAGTGAGCCTCCTGTGCCAAGACACCCGTGTCTTTAAAGCGATGGAAATGGCTGGTACGCCTTGCCCGTTCATGGGTGCAATCGGTGAGGCTGCAACAGCGGCATGGGAAGAAAATGCTGACCGCCGCCCCGACGCAGACTAAACGTCTAATTTCGTTATTGGCTGCATTGCTGGTCAGCACATCTGCGGCTGCGCAGACTTACGAGCCTGCCTTAATCCCCCCGCAAATCAACGGCGCGCCTACCACAATGACGCCCCTCAATCTGGGTGACGATGGCACGCGGAACGTGTCTCTCGGCTTTGAGTTTGAATATTGGGGCCAGACGTTCACCGACGCGTGGGTGTCCTCCAACGGCTTTGTGTCGTTCCAGAGTGGCGCGCATCTGTGCTGCAATGGTCAGCCTATCGAAATGGCGCAGCGCAACACAATCTACGCCTACTGGTCAGACCTAATCAGCTATACGGGCAACCCATATTATCGCCGCGACGACGGCTCGATCCTATTCGGCTGGTATGGCGTGAACGAGTATGGCACGAACAACAGCAGCACCTTCGAGATTGGCCTCTTTGCCGACGGTAAGATACAACTGAATTTCGGCAATCTGGGCTTCTCCGGTCGGCGCGACTTTACTGCGGGTCTTACCGGCCCCACTGCGGATGATAACATCCCGCTCTTCTACGGTCGCAACGCGCAGTTCCTCCAGAACCAGTCGGGCCTCTTGTCGTGGATTGCGCCTGAGCCAGAGGTTGTGCCTGTTGACTGCAACGCAACGCCCATGGACCCCACTTGCCCACCGGCATCCGTAGCCATCGATGTCGGCGCACCTGATCCTACGGAAAGCACATCGGACACTGCCGTTGCTTCAGTCGAGCAGACGCCGCAGGAAGAAGTGCAGATGGAAGATGTGGCCGAGCAGGAGATTGAAGAAGCGCAACAGGCGCTGGAAACTGCCGAAGCATCGCTCGAAGCTGACGCCGAAGCTGCCGCTGAGGAGGCTGCCGTTGAAGAGGCGGTCGAAGACGACACCGTCGAAGAACTGGTGTCGGAACAGGATTTAGAAGATATTGATGACGAGCGCCTGTCCCCTGAAGAATTGGCTGCATTGGCGGCGCAAGGCCCCGAAGATGATAAAGAAACTTTAGCCAGTGAAACCTTGGCGTCGCTGGAAGGCGCAGAGAACGCTTTGGAAAGCCAAGACGCATCGGGCGCGGAGCAAGAAGCAAATGCTACGGCGCTTGAGGAGAGCGCGCAGCAATCGGCCTTCTTCGAGGAGGCCGAACAGGCCAGCCAAGCGTCGGCCTTTGAAGGCAACGCACAATCGGTGCAGGGCTTTGCTGGCTTCCAAATGCGCGTTGATTTTGGGTCGAGTGCTTCCGTTGCAGGCGGCAGCGGTGTCGGCCTTGGTTCGTCACCGCTCGACGCCGCCATATCAGTGGGCAGCCCTGTTTCGATGGCTAATACCTTTGAAATTCTGAACAGCGTCGGCGGTCAAAGCAACGCCGCGCCCGCTGCGGCAACCGCCTCATCTGAAAAATCAGAAAACGAGATGTCAGAAGGCCAATCGGAAACCATCAATGAAATGGGGGCCGTGCCGGGCTTCGCTGCGTACACTCAGACATCCCTGCAAGATAGGGCTGACTTTTACGCAATTCGTGATATATACAGCCGACGTAGGCTGCAAGACGCAAACTTTGAATTGTATCGACTGATGCAGACGAATGATGCCCGCTGGCAGGAGATGGTAGATGAGCAGTACAGATGAGGAACCCAAGGTCGCCTTTGATGAGAGCGGCTTCAGTTTTAAGATTGGTGGCCTGAGCAGTGGCAAGATTGCCATTATCTTCGCGGCTATATCGACCATTGTCGGCGGCCTCTGGGCTGGCTTCCAAGTGTATCAGCAGTTCTTGACCATGAAGGAAGTCACAGCGGCTTATGTGCCGCCTGACCTGTCTGGCATTGAAGGACGCATTTCGGTGCTGGATGAGCGCGTCACGAGCGTCGAGCGTCTGACCAAGATTAACAGCGAAGCCCTTAATTATATGACGGGCAGCATTTCCAGCAGCGTAAGCGGGACGCGCCAAACGGTTGACGCGGTGTCGAGCAGCGTTAGAAACAGCGATGCGCAGAACATGGCGATGCAGCGCGCCGTCATAGAGCAACTGCGTCAGCAGGATCAGGAGCAGCAGCGTCGCATCAAGGAACTTGAGGCTGAGACTGCCGAACGTATTCAAAAGACGCTGGCGAACCCGCTGGCCGGAAAGGACTGATGATGGAAGATAAATTAATGGACGCGCGCATCAAGGCGCTCCTCATGGCCGCCCGCACGATGGCGTTTGTCATCTGCACTATTACCGTTGCCATGATTGCTGGCCTGTTCGTGTCGAACGAAGTCATCGACAACAAGGATGTGTTCGGCTTGCTGTCATACGTCATGACCTCGGTTGTCGGCGCTGTGGCTGGCTCCTACGCCACGCTGATGGGCATGAAGGGCGAACTGGTCCCACCGCCACCGGAAGACCGCAACGACCCTGAGCCAGAAGAGCCTGCGCCAGCACCACTGCCGCCGCTCGACCTGACACCAGAGATGCAGCCTGAAGCACCAAAAACATACGACAATCCGCAGGCCACAGTCTTTATCGACGAGCCTGAAGACGACGATGATGACGATGACATGGAGCCTTGGGAGAAGTATCGCAACGATATGCGCTATGATGCGAACGGTGACGGCGTGGTGGACGAGAATGACTTTCCAGATTGGCGGAGTGCAGGGAAATGAGCCTTATAAACCTACAAGATAAATGTGGATGCCATCCAGATGGCGCGTTTGGTCCGGGGACGCTGAAGGCCGCCTGCGCGCACTTCAAGCTGAACAAAAACCGCGCCGCACATTTCTTCGCTCAGACGGCGCATGAAAGCGGCAATTTCAAAGCGTTCAGTGAGAACCTGAACTATGGCGCAAAGGGTTTGCGCGGCATCTTTGGGAAGTATTTTCCCACGGATGCTATGGCCCGTGCTTATGAACGCCAGCCGCAAAAGATCGCCAATCGCGTCTACGCCAACCGTATGGGCAACGGCGATGAAGCGTCAGGCGAGGGCTGGAAATACCGGGGCAGGGGTCCGCTCCAACTCACCGGGAAGAACAACTACCGCGCATTCGGCAAGTACATCGGGCGCGAACAGGAGGTGTTAGACAACCCAGACATCGTCGCTAACGAACTCGGCTTCGAAAGCGCGTTGTGGTTCTTTGACGCAAACAAGCTGTGGTCGATCTGCGATCAGGGCATCAACGACGCTGCCATTCTGCAACTCACCAAGCGGATCAACGGGGGCACACACGGCCTCGACGACCGCAAAGCCAAGACCAAGAAATACGCTGCTTGGTTATAAGGAGAACGACAATGCTTAATTTGAAGAAACTAATCCAGAAGGAAGCCGAGAAGGCAATCCTCAAGAAAACTGTAGGCAAAATCCTGCCTATGGACGGCGCAGAGAAGCCCGCCCTCGGCCCCAAGGCTAAGTTGGCTGGTGGTCTGGCGGCTCTCGGAGCGTTTTTCGCTCTGCTTGCGCAGTTCCTCGCTGGGTAAACAATATCTTCGACAGTCGCGGCGAAGGCTGTTATTATGCGCTAAATCTGATATAGGGGCACGTTATGGCCACTGCGATGACATTCACGACGTTGAAACAAGACGTGCAGCGCTACCTTGAGCGCGGCAATACGCTTGCGTCCGACCCGATTGTCTTTGAGCAAATCCCACGTTTAATCAACCTCGCCGAGCGTCGCATCGCCCGTGAGCTTAAAGTCGAGGGCTTCATCAACGTCGTGACTGGCACGCTCTCTGCGGGCCAGTCCGTCTACCCCAAGCCTGATCGCTGGCGCGACACGGTGTCGATTAACATCGGCACTGGCACAACAGGAAACGACCGCAAAATCCTGTTCTCCCGCGTCTATGAATATCTGCGGTCCTATTGGCCGAACGCGTTGGAGACGGACACGCCCATCTTCTACAGCGACTATGACTACAGCCACTGGCTGCTTGCGCCGACACCCGACGCAGCATACCCATTCGAAATCCTGTATTACGAACTGCCGCCATTGCTCGACGAGAGCGTGCAGACGAACTGGATCACCGAATACGCCCCGCAGCTCTTGCTCTACGGCACGCTGGTTGAAGCGACGCCGTTCCTCAAGAACGACGAACGCATCCCAGTTTGGCAGAGCATGTACGATCGCGCGGCGGCAATGTTGAACGGCGAAGACCTCGCCAAAATCCTAGACCGATCCGCCGTGCGCAAGGAGGCGTAATAATGTCCACGTCATTCACTCAAGTCTTCGGCGGTACGACGATATACCCCTCAGACGTATCGTACCTCCCGCTTGCGCTGACCAGCGACATCGTCCTTGAGTGGCCGCTTGAGGCCACCACCGGCAACAACGTCGTCGCGCGCATCATCGACGTCACGCCAACCGGCCCCTACACGATAACTTTACCTGACGCGATGTCAGTCGGCGTCGGCCAGACAATCCTGTTCAACAACCTCGGCCCAGACACCATCACCGTCGACAACGCCGCCGGTAACGCGATCCTGAGCATCGGCGCAGGTGAGCAGTGGCAGTGCTACCTCATCAGCAACACCACCGTAGGCGGTGTCTGGCGCACGTTCCGCTACGGCGCTGCCGTGGCGCAGGCCCAAGCCGCAGCGCTGGCTGGCGCTGGTCTGATCGCGACTGGGTCGACCCTCGCGCAGAATTACGAGGTCGTTGACTTCTCCATTACGCCGTACACTCTCACGGCCCCTGATCGCGCCAAGATTTTTGTCTGGACTGGCGGCCTCGGCACGCTCAACTTGCCGACTGCCGTGGCGGCTGGCGACGGCTGGTTTGTGCAGGTCCGCAACGGCGGGCAGGGCGACTTGACTATCGACCCGTCTGGCTCTGAGCTTATCAACGCGGCAGCCACACTGCGCTTGCAGCCGGGCGACAGCGCCGTGGTCGTAAGCGACGGCATCCAGTGGTACACCATCGGCCTCGGCCAGCAGGCGGTCTTCGCCTTCGACTACACGACCATCGCCGTCACTGGCGGCACGTACACGCTTGCTGGCTCTGAGCTTAACCGTATCGCGTATAAGTTCACAGGCACGCTGACTTCCAACGTCAACATCGTTGTGCCCGCGACGGTGCAGCAATACTGGGTGAACAACGCCACGACTGGCGCGTTCACGCTCGGCATCAAGACTGCCAGCGGCGCAGCCACATTGGTCACTCAGGGCGCGACAGGTATCCTGTACTGCGACGGCACGGACATCATCTCGGCCACCACGTCAGCAGCCTTTGCGGGTATTGTTCCTGTTGTCCAAGGCGGCACCGGAGCGACCAACGCACCGTCGGCCCTGACCAACCTCGGCGGCACAGGCATCGGCACGGCGGTCTTTACGGCTACCACAACGGCGGCGGCGCGCTCCGCCATCGCGGCGGCGGCCTCTGGCGCTAACTCTGACATCACATCGTTGTCTGGCCTCACGACGCCACTGAGCGTTGCGCAGGGTGGCACGAACGCCACGACGGCTGGCGCGGCGCGCACGAGCCTTGGCGCAGCCGCATCAGGCAGCAACGCGGACATCACTGCGCTGACCAACGCGGCAGGCATCCAGATCGGCGCGCCTACCGCCGGAGCGCAGGGTGCGGGCACGATCAACGCCACGGGCCTCTTCATCAACGGCGTGGGCGTCGGCACGGGTTCAGGCTCGGTGACCAGCGTCGCGGCGACCGTGCCGTCGTTCCTGTCCGTAACCGGCTCGCCGATCACGACGTCGGGCACGCTGGCAATCTCGCTGTCGGGCACTGCGCTCCCTGTCGCCAACGGCGGCACAGGCCAGACCACGTACACCGACGGGCAGTTGCTCATCGGTAACAGCACAGGCAACACGCTCACGAAGGCGACCCTGACGGCTGGGTCGGGCATCAGCATCACAAACAGTGCCGGGGGTATCACCATCACGTCTACCGCTGGCGGCGGTACAGTTACCTCAGTGGCCGCGTCGGGCGGTACAACCGGTCTATCTTTTACCGGTTCGCCCATCACCACCTCCGGCACACTGACACTCGCGGGCACGCTCGCGATAGCGTCTGGGGGCACTGGCGCGACCAGTGCCTCCGGCGCGAGACTTACCCTCAGCGCGGCTGGCTCTGGCGCGAACTCCGACATCACGTCACTGACAGGCTTGACCACCGCACTCAGCGTGGGACAAGGCGGTACCGGCGTCGCGACTGCCCCGTCAAACGGCCAGCTCCTGATCGGCAACGGCACAGGATACAGCGTTGCGACGCTCACCGCAGGTTCGGGTATATCCATCTCGAACAGCGCGGGCGGCGTCACCATCACCTCTACCGCTGGCGGTGGCACGGTCACATCCGTGGCCGCGTCGGGCGGCACTACGGGCCTCACTTTGGCTGGTGGGCCGATCACAGGGGCGGGTACGTTTACCCTCGCTGGTACGCTTGTTGTCGCCAACGGGGGCACAGGCACCACCACTCTTACGGGCCTCGTTAAGGGCAACGGAACTGCGGCGTTCACTGCCGCTACCGCAGGCACTGACTACGTCGCTCCGGGCGGCGCGCTTGGCACACCCTCCTCTGGCACGCTGACAAACTGCACATTCCCGACCCTCAACCAGAATACGACTGGGACGGCGTCGAACGTCACTGGCACTGTCGCCATACTTAATGGCGGTACAGGCGCAACGACTGCGGGCGCTGCGCTCACCAACCTTGGCGCTTATCCCGCGAGTAACCCGTCTGGTTTCACCTCGAACACAGGCACGGTCACCTCAGTTGGCGGCACAGGCACTGTCAGCGGACTGAGCCTGAGCGGTACGGTTACGACCTCTGGCTCCCTTACGCTTGGCGGCACGCTTGCCGTTACTGCTTCTAACTTTGCGTCACAATCCGCCAATACGTTCCTGTCCGCGCCGAACGGCACGGCGGGTACGCCTACGTTCCGTGCGATTGTAGCCGCTGACGTCCCAACGCTTAACCAGAACACGACTGGGACGGCAGCCAACGTCACTGGCACCGTAGCCGTGGCCAACGGCGGTACCGGCGCAACAACCGCTGGATCTGCGCTCACCAACCTTGGCGCTTACGCCGCAAGCAACCCTTCGGGCTTTACGTCGAACACAGGCACTGTCACTTCAGTCTCTGGCTCAGGCGGCTCGACGGGCTTGACCTTGACCGGCGGCGCGATCACGACGTCGGGCACGCTGACGCTTGGCGGCACGCTCGCTGTGGCCAATGGCGGCACAGGAGGAACTACGCAAGCCACCGCGCAGTCCGCGCTTGGTGTGCCTTCCGCCACGGGTTCGGGCGCAAGCGGTACTTGGGCCATCAACGTCAGCGGCAACGCGGCGACAGCCACCTCGGCGACAACCGCTACGACGGCGACCACCGCAAACGCGCTGAACACAAGCAACAACTATCAGGTTAACAGCCTCGGCGTCGGCACGGCAGGCTCTGGCACTGCCGGTGAGATCCGTGCGACGAACAACGTCACGGCGTTCTATTCGTCCGATGCGCGTCTGAAAGAGAACGTGCGTCCGATTGAGAACGCGCTCGACATCGTGACTACTGTTGGCGGCAAGACGTTCGATTGGACCGACGCCTACATCGCGGAGCACGGCGGCGAGGACGACTACTTCGTCCGCAAGAACGACTTCGGCGTCATCGCGCAGGACGTGGAGGAAATGTTCCCGCTGGCCGTTCGCACCCGCGACGACGGCACACTGGCGGTTGATTACGAGAAACTGGTCGCCGTGGCGTTCGCTGCCATCGCAGAGTTAAAGGCGGAACTGGACGAGCTACGGGGAGCTAAATAATGACGCTTAACTCTTCAGGCCCAATCAGCTTGGGTGGCAGCACTGCGGGGCAGTCTATCAACCTTGAGTTGGGTAAAGCTGCTACCGCCACGGTTTCACTAAACGACACCGATGTCCGCACGTTAGCGGGCGTTGCGTCTGGCGCTATTGTCATGCCAACCAACTTCTACGGCAAGAGCAATGTCCTTATTACTTTCAGCGATTACGGCGTTTTCGCTGCGGGTTTTGGGTATTCCGAAGCAGCGTACGCAATTTTCGGTGCTGGTGCCGCCATAGGCCAAGTATATGAGGCGCTTAACGGCGGCTCTTATATGTATGTAGAACAGTGGTGCACACCAACCAGCCAAGGTGGAAACTACGAAGTTTACGCTAGTGTGACAGCCGGTTCGGTTACTGGCACGGTTAACACTTGGATAGCGACGACTGGTAACCCCGCTTGGCTCGTAGATATTTCTGGGTCAGGAAACTCTGTGTATGCCCAACTAGCCTTCCAAGTTCGCCGCACTGGCACTGCCACGGTGCTTGATACGTGGACCGTAGACCTCAACGCGGAAGCTCTATAATGCCCGAACAAATCGTACAGATACGCTCTGCCCCCGGCATCAAGCGCGACGGCACCAAGTTCGAGGGCGACCAGTACGTTGACGGCCAGTGGGTCCGTTTCCAGCGCGGGCTGCCGCGTAAGATCGGCGGCTACCGCTCGATCAACAAGTTCCTGCGCGGCTTGCCGCGTGCGCTGCACGAGTACACGCAGGACTTGCAGACATATGTCCACGCAGGCTCGGCAGACCGTCTCGAGCGCTTCTTCATCGACGGCACGTACAACACGAGCGTCATCACCGACCGCACGCCCGCGTCGGGCTTCACCGTAGACAACGGCAATATGTGGCAGTTCGCCACGGCCTATGACACGACCAACGGCAACCAGATCGTCGCGCAAGTCGCGCCGAACCTGAACTGCATCTGCAACAGCGACGGCGGCGCGCTCTTCGTCGGCGACCTTCTCGGCACGAGTGCCTTGACTGAAGTCACCACGGTGCCCGCCAACTTCAGCGTCACTGGCGGCGTCGTCACGCTGCCGCCGTACACGTTCGCCTTCGGCAACGACGGCTACGCGGCGTGGTCCGTGCCGAACGATCCGGCGGACTTTACCAGCTCTGGCGCAGGCAATGCGTACATTACAGGTCAGAAGATCGTCAAAGCCATGCCACTGCGCGGCGGACCGGGCAACAGCCCGTCTGGCCTGTTCTGGTCGGCGGACAGCCTGATACGCGGCACGTATGTCGGCGGCACGGCGGTATTCCAGTTCGACACTATCAGCGCGCAGTCGTCGATCCTGTCGGCCAACAGCGTCATCGAGTATGACGGCATCTTCTACTGGATCGGCACTGACCGCTTCCTGTCGTTCAACGGCGTTGTGCGCGAGATCGAGAACAACCTCAATCTCAACTTCTTCTTCGATAACCTAAACTATCCGCAGCGCCAGAAGGTGTTCGCGTATAAGGTTCCGCGCTTCGGTGAGATATGGTGGTGCTTCCCGTTTGGCGACAGCATCGAGCCGAACCACGCCGTCATCTACAACGTGCGCGAAGGCACATGGTACGACACCGAGCTGCCCAATGGCGGGCGCGGTGCGGGCCTCTTCCCTGCCGTGTTTAGCAAGCCGCTCCTGTCAGGCGTCGAGCCGCAAGAGGCTGAGGCCGTTTCGGCTGCGATAGTCGCGGCAGGAACTGGCTACGCCGTAGGCAACACGCTCACCGTTGCGGGCGGTCTAGGCCAGCTCGACACGGAGCTGACGGTCACCACCATCAACGGCTCAGGCGGCATTACTGGCATCAGCATCAGCAACGCGGGCCAGTACACCGAGATCCCGACCAACCCTGCCAGCGTGACTGGCGGGGCGGGTTCTGCCGCGACGTTCAATTTGGTATTCGACAACCCGTACAAGTTCTGGGTTCACGAGGTCGGCACCGACGAGATCGACGGCCTGACGCTCAACCCGATACAGTCGTTCTTCGAGACTGCCGACCTGTCGCTGCCTGTCACGGCGCAGATCAACAAGTCGCTTCAGGCTTTGATGATCGAGCCTGACTTCGTGCAGAGCGGTGACATGACCGTTCAGGTTATGGGCCGAGCCAACGCGCGTGCGCCTGAAGTCAACGGCATCATCATGACGTTTGTGGAAGATCCACAGACGCCGCAGGAGCAGGTCGTCTTCCTCAAGACGCAGCGCCGCGAGCTGCGCTTCCGCTTCGAGAGCAACACCCTCGGCGGCGACTATCAGATGGGCCTCGTGCTTGCGCATGTCCAGCAAGGCGATGGGACGACATTGGGATGATCGACCCTCGCGGAATGACTTGGCAAGACTGGGCCTGTTCAGTTATACTGTCGGTCAACGACGCGTGGGCATTCGGCACGCCTCCCGATGAGGCCGAGTGGCAAGGCTGGGCTATAGGGCTGTTGCGTGCCTCTCCATTTACGCAGCAAATTATTCCTGATCCCTATCAGTTCTCTGATTGGCGTGAGTGGGGAATGCGTGTATATCCAATGCTCGAAGGTAAAAGCTCATGAATTACATCCCCGGCTTCAGCAAATATCTGGAAACGTCCGTGCCGCGTTACGCTATTGGCGGACGCGTGATGGATGGCGAGCGCATGATGTATGACATGGACCGTTACGGCGAGCCTATGATGTACGACATGGGCGGCTACGGTGACGGTGACACGCGCGGCTACAGCGAGCCGTATCAGTACACACCCCCCATCGAACAGTATATGCCTGTCGAGCAGCCTATGATGTACGGCGGATACGACATGGGCGGCTATAACGAGCTGCCATACGGCGGTGGCGGCATGCTGCCCGCGCCTGTTGAGCAGCCGTACCAGCAAGCGGCAGTCGAGCCGATGACGACAGAGGCTGTGCCTGCCGAAGTGCCGTTTGACCCTAACACGTTTGACTTTAGCAAACTTGACCTGAGCGGCCTAAACAACCTGTACGGGATGAATTTCGGTTCGAACTTCGGTGGCGGCCCGATGGGCGGCATATATCAAGCCGATCCTAATTTGCAGTACATCGGCGCGCCGTTATCTAACAAAGGCAATCCCACCTCGCAGACAGGTGGCAACACCTTCGCGGTGCGGGCCGACCAGCCTGTACGCCTCGTTGACCACCGCACCAACCAGATCGTGTTCGAGGGTACAGGCTTCGACGCCGCGCGCAAGGCAACCGAATTAGGTCAGGGCCTGACGGACCAGTTTGGCCGCAAGGCGAACTACAGCATCCAAACCGCAGACCCGACTGGTAACTACTCGACTGTCGCGTATGAGAAGAAGAACAAGAGCACGCTGGGCAAGATTGCTGGTGCGGTCGGAACGGCTCTGCCATTGGCAACGATGTTCATACCGGGCTTGAACGTCCTTGGCACCATCGCCGCTGGGGCTGGTCTTGGCGGCGCAGGTGCGGCGCTTAGGGGCGACAATATCCTCAAGGGCGTTGCGATGGGCGGCTTGTCTGCCGCTGGCGGTCAAGTACTCGGCCCTGCACTGGAAGCTGGAGGTAAATTCGGCACCGCTTTAGCTCCAAAACTTGCCACGGCAGTAGGTACAGGTCTCGGCTCGACCGCAGGCGGTTTAGCCACGGGCCAGAGCCTGAAGAACGCACTCCTTGGTGGCGTTGCTTCGGGCGCGCTTAGTTACGTAGCGCCCACTGTGGCCAACGAGCTAGGTCTCAAACCGATAAACCTTAACGGCACCAAGGGTACGTCCGGTTCGAGTGGTATGACCGCCGACGGCGGCTTACAGGTGACTGCGTCTACTTTAGGTACGCCAAGCATAGGCACCACTCTCGGTGGCTCGCCTAACAAAATTCAACAAGCATTGGCCGAAAAGCCGTATGACGGCCTCACCGTTACCGGCAGCAGGCTCGGCAACGCGTTTGGTGTTAACCTTGGAGGCAACCAGTTCGGCGCGCCCGGAGAAGATGTATCCGCGTTCGACCGACTGACCGACACCGCTGACCCCAACGATATCCTTGTTAAAGCAAGCCCACTTGAACAGGCAGTCCCAGCTCCCGTGAATACTGGGCTATCGCCCGATGTACTCGCTGGAATAGCTGAATTTGAGAAGAACCCTATCATCTCTGAAGGTTCTAAGATTGAGCAGGCAACCCCTGTTTCTGTCCCAGTCACGAGTGGGCTATCGCCCGATGTACTCGCTGGAATAGCTGAATTTGAGAAGAACCCTATCATCTCTGAAGGTTCTAAGATTGAGCAGCCTACCGATACCGGTGGCCTCAATTTAGATCTCGGCGTAATCGACAGGGTTTCCGGTATGGAAAACTACAAGGAGCCAATCGTTGTAGAAGGTTCTAAGATTGAGCGGCCCGAACCCACATCGGTTTCGGTGATGCCCCCCTTAGACCCTCTTCCTCCTTTGGACTTAAAGCCCGACCCCGCGCTGACAGACGAGAAGAAGCTCGGCCTCGAAGAGTACCTGCGCATCGCGAGCCTCATTTCCGGCTTAGTCGGCGGTGGTGGCGGTGGCTCAGGCCAAACTGGCACATACGGTGGCGGCGGCACAGGCCGGTTGAACCCGATCTTCTCGGCCAAGCTGCCATCCGCAGGCGGCCTCGGCGCTATCGGCGCGACCCGCACAGCGCGTCCGATGGGCGACCAAGACTGGCTGACTTACGGCACACGGCCTGAGCTTAACTTCTTCGACTACGCATCGCAAGCCAACCCTGCGCCTATCACCACACCTATTCCAAACGAGCCGAGGGGGCCGTCGATGTACGCCCCTGACGTTGACAACATGCGTTTCGCAAAGGGCGGCTCGTCTAAGCGCAGCGAATTTGCAGTCAACGGCCCCGGCACTGGCCGCAGCGACGACATCCCTGCGGTGCTGTCCGACGGCGAATATGTGATCGACGCCGAGACTGTCGCCCTGCTGGGTGACGGGTCGAATAAGGCTGGCGCAAAGAAGCTGGACGAGCTTCGAGTTAAAGTTCGTAAACACAAGGGTCAGAAGTTGGCAAAGGGCCGTTTTAGTGCTAACGCCAAGAAGGCCGAAGCATATCTGTCTGGAGGACGCATTTAATGTCTCGCAGTTCATTTCTAGCCGAGGGGGCTGCAATCCCTCAAGGCTCCGCCCTCACGGACATGACCAAGCAGCAGGTTTTGCCTGAGTGGTACTCTAACTACGCGATGGACATCCTGTCGGGGCAGCAGGCCATAGCCAACCGCCCATACGAAACTGCGCCAATGCCGCGCGTCGCGGGCTTCACGCCGACGCAGCAGCAAGCCTTCGGCATGACTGGCACCGCCGCCACGGCGTACCAGCCACTATTCAATCAAGCCACAGGCGTTGCGCAGAGCGCCGCGAATGCGCCGGGCGCGTTAAACACCGCACAGCCGTTCTTGACGCAGGCCGGTCAGACATCCGTGTCGAACATCGGCCAGTACATGAACCCGTATACCGACGCCGTTGTCAACCGCATCGGCGAGCTGGGCACGCGCAACCTCACCGAAAACCTTATGCCTGCGATCGAGGGCCGCTATATCCAAGCCGGTCAGCTCGGCTTCGGCGGGCGTGGTGGCTTAGGCGGAACGCCGTCGGGCATGATGACCGACACGGCGCGCGCCCTTCGCGACACCAGTGCCGACATCCTCGGCAAGCAGACCGAGGCGCTCCAATCCGGTTACACGCAGGCCGCTGGGCTCGCAGGCACTGACCTGTCGCGCTTCGGCACTCTCGCAAGCACGGCTGGCGATCTGGCGCGGGCGCAGCAGCAACAGCAGCTCGCCGCCTCTGGCGCTCTGTCGACACTCGGCGAGCAGGCGCAGAGCCTCGGCCTCACTGGCGCAGGCGCGCTGGGCGGCGTCGGCGCACTGGAGCAGCAGCAGGGTCAGAAGAACCTCGATATTGCCTACGGCGACTTCCTGCGTCAGCAGGGCTATCCGCAAGAGCAGATCAACAACATGCTGGCCACCTTCAAGGGCGTCAGCACTGGCGTTCCGACTGCGGAGACACAGTACGGCATCTCGCCGTCGGGCGTCAAACAGGAATACTCATCGACTGGGCAGGACATCGCCAGCGCACTAGCCGCTGCGGCGGGCCTCGTCGGCAAAATTAAAGGGGTTTAATCATGGACGAAGATATTGAACCCGGCCTAGAGGCGATTGGCACCACAGACACCGCTGATGTAGAGGAAGAAGCTGGCGCGCTGCCGTATGCTGCCGTCCGTTCGGCCATGACTGCGCGCAAGGAGGCCGCAAAGGCGCGGCAGGCGTATTACGACGACCTCACCGCAAAACTAACGGCCCAACGCACTGGACCGTCGTTCAGCGAGCGCATGTTCCAGTTGTCGGCGGCGTTGGCCAAACCGACATCAAGGCGTGGTTTCGGTGCCGTCTTGGAAAATGTTGCGCCCGTCTTGCAGGCACAAGAGCAGGCCAAGCGTGAGGGTGAAATCAAACGTCGGGACGCGCTTAACGCGCTGCAAGCCGCCCAGCTTAATCAGCAAGAAGAGCTGCTCGGACAAGAACTCGACACCGAAATCGAACTTGCCAAACTTACAACACCAAAACCCGCAAGGATGGTGGGAACTCAGATTGTTGACGGGGTGCCTGTCGCAATCATGCAAGATGCATCCGGCGCAATTACTACTAAACCGCTTGGGTCCGCAGGTGCTACGGGTTCGCCAACTAACATAGGCGAGGTGTCGGAACGCGGCGGTGTGAAGGGTTTCATAAACGAACGTGGCGCTTGGACGCCTCTGCCGCAGCGCACGGAGAAGGAAACTTTCCGCCCCGCTACGCCGGAAGAAGCCGCGATGTACGGCGCGACGACGGGTCAGATATCGAACCTAACAGGCAAGTTCATTCCGGGTGCTGCACCGAAGACGCCTACCTTATCGGGGTCTGAGCAGAAAATACTGATACAGTCCGAGGACGTCCTTAACAGCGCGGAGGACACACTCGGTAAACTCCGCCGCGTAATGGAGCTTAACCCGAAGGCACTTGAAGGCAGCCTGACAGGCTTCCGTAAACAGATAGGGTCGCTATTCTCCAGCGACGACCCAACGTATGTGGCAACGGAAGAGCTAGACAATACGTTAAGTTCTATGGCTCTCAGCATGTTGAAGAGCACGTTCCCCGGCTCGGTCACTGAGGGCGAGCGTAAGGCGTTAATGGCTTTGCAGGGAAGTTCCAGCTTGCCACGCGCTGCACGCGACCGCATCTACCGTAACGCCTTTGAAGCGGCGCAGACCGTTGCCGCAAGGGCGAGAGATCGCATCCAGAAGACGCAAACAGGCTTCTACAGCAAACGGACGTCACCAACCACGCCAGCGGCAGGTAAACCACGCGTCATTAATTGGAACAAATAACATGCCAAGAAATGTAACCGTTACCCTTAGCAGTGGTGAGACGCTCCAGTTTGCCGACGTGCCTGATGACGTCACGCCAGATCAGATACAAGCGCGTGCCGAAAGCGAAAGCGGTGGCGCTTCAGTCGTGTCTATCGACGGTGGCCGAGGTGCAACCCCACCTGCCGGTGCCGCGCCTGCCGAGGGCGCGCCCACAACTGCCGAAGCTGTGCCGATGGATGGTGTCGCTCCGCAAGCGCCGCAAGAGGACATCGCAGGTTACGAGGCCGGTCTGCGCGATCTGTACCAACAATACACCGAGAAGAAGCGGCCATTTGCCGCCGCCGACATCGAGAGTTTGGCAAGCAAGTATAACTTGCAGGGGCGCATATCCAACATACCCCAAATCCAAGAGTTCTTCGAACAGTATGGCACGCTGAACCCGTCGCTGGTTTCTGTTGCGCCAGACGCTCCACCGCCTGAAGCAGTAAAGCAGGACGAGATCATAGGCACCGTGCCACAGGGTGGTGAGAACACGCAGCGCGTGCGGGCATTCGGTAAGGGCGTCCTGTTCGACTTCGCGGACGAGCTTGAGGCAGGGGCACGTATGGTTGCGTCGGGACAGATGTCCTCGGACGAATACTATCGCCTCAAAGAGCAAATCAACAACGACTACAACGCGTGGGCAAAAGCCAACCCCGGAGAGGCGCTTGCGCTAGAGGCGGCTGGTGGTATCGCTGGGTCGTTCGTCCCCGGCGTCGGCATCGTGGGTAAGGGCTACCAAGCCGCGACAGGCATCGGCAAGTTGGCTGGTGTCGGCACGCGTGCCGCGCTTGTCGGTGCCAGCACTGGCGCATTGTCTGGCGTTGGACAGGCGAAGACGCTTGGCGACATACCACAATCCCTCATCGAGAACGCGGCATTAGGCGCGGCGTTCAGCGCCCCTGTTGCCAAGGTGGTGGAATACGGCGGTCGCGGCGTTAACACCGCCGCACAGCGCCTGCGCGAGAAATACGGGCCGGGCATTGAAGTCTTAGATGACGTGACCGGTGAGTTTACCCGCGTGCCTCAAATACCGCTGACAGCGGCAGATCGCAAGGCGGCAGAGATTTTGACTGACGCGGCTGGCGATACCAGCGTACAACGCTCCATTGGCTTGACCGCACTGGCAAACCGGCAGGGCGTCCCGCTGCAACTAGGCACGTCCACCCCGCGCATGACTGCGCTCGCCGAAAAGGTGGCAGGGAAGCCGAGTTCAGGGCAAGAGGATTTAATATCGAATTTGGTAGAGACCCGCGCCGGAACGGCAGCGCGCGCCGGAACGGCAGAGCGCGTTAGAGACCAAGCCGAAGCGGCGTTGCCCGGCGCGAAGAATGATTACTTTGCCGAGGAGGAGGCGATATCAGACCGCCTTCGCGCGATTGGCGACACTGAGTACCAACGTGCATTTGCCGTGGGTGAAGTCAACGACCCTGAAATCATGGCCATCATCAACAATCCGTCGCCTATTATCCGCAGCATATGGCAATCTGTGCAGAACACCGCGCAGATAGCGGAAAAAGAGCTGCGTATGGCTATGGAACCTGTGCTCGACGCAGGTGGAAACCTTGTCGGTCTGGCACCGACAGCAAACGCCATACCCGACGTGGAGGTGCTGGACTTGTTCAAGCGCGCCCTCGATGACCGCATCGATAAAGGCTTCAGGGGCACTGGCTCTGAAGGAAAGTTTGAGGCGGATGCGCTTAAAAAACTTCGCAACAATATGGTGAAGCGCTTAGACTTCCTCGTCCCTGAATACGCCGCAGCGCGTAAAAAGTACGCAGGCGACCTCGAAGTGCGCGATGCAATGCGGTACGGTCTGGACATATTCTCGCGTAAGATACGCCCAGCGGAACTTCGGATGAAGCTCAAGGACATGTCCGACGCAGAAAAGGAAGCCGTCAAGACTGGCGGGTTAGAGGCCATGTTCCGTAACATCGAAGGCGCTAGTGGCGGCGACCTAGCCAAGAAACTGGCTGGCACGCCTGAGAAACTGCAAAAGCTGAAAAGCATCATGGGGCCGCAAGAGGCTAAGTTCTTCGAACGCGTCATGCAGAAAGAAAGCCAACTGTACCAGCGCACGGGCAAGATTACCGGCGGATCGCGGACTGCTGTCCTCGCCGAAGGCATGGACGCCCTCGACGCCGCCCTCCAGAAAGGAAACATAGAGGAGGCCGTCAACTTCTTGATGGCAGGCCCGCAGGGTAGGCTCGCCGCCTTCGGTCGGTTTGTCGGCAGGATGAACCCGCGCAAGGAGTTCGGCGACCAAGTCTACACGAAACTGAGCCGCGCCCTTTCGGCACAGAAGCCAGAAGAACTGCGCGAAGTCTTCGACATGCTGCGCCGCTCCAAAAGCTACACCGACTATATGACCTCGGTCAAGAATGTCGCCACCGGTAGGGCCGCCGCAGTCACTGGCGCTACCGCGCCGTCAATGTTCGAAGATCGTAGCTTTGCGCCACCACCACCAACTGAAGTAGAGCCAGACCCTGAAGCGTTGCTTATGGACGCGTTGTCTTCAGGCGGCCTCGGTACCGCCATAGGTGACGGGGCTGCTGCGGATGAGGCGGCGATGCAAGAAAATCTGGCCGCTGAAGAAACCATACCAGAAATCGGCACTGTCATGATGAATAACCGCGAGGTGCAAGAGGGTGCTGACGGTCGCATGTATTACGTTGACGACAATACACTCGCTGAAGGCATCTCTATGGGCATGTACCGTGGCGGCAGCGTGCAGGCGTTCAACAAGGGCGGCAATAAGGGCAAGACGGTGCCAGTCAGCTACGCGGGAAACGTCGGACGGTCTATCCTTGAGGGGTTGACGTTCAACAACGCGGGCGAGCTTGAAGCTGCTTACAGGGCTTACCTTCGTGGTCAAGGCAACTACCGCGATTTGAAGACTGGCATCGAGAATGATTACAGCGGGTTCAAGGCCAAAAACCCCGGCACGGCGCTGGCCGCTAATTTAGGTGGGGCCATCGTTCCGGGTGTTGTGGGCGCATTCGTGCCGGGCGGCCAAGGGGTGGCCCTGTCCACTTTGGGCCGCGTAGGTCGCGCGATGGCGGAGCCAGTAACTGTGGCAACACGTAGGCTTCTGCCTAACGCGGGCGTGCGCCTGCAACGCGCTCTGCCGTATCTGGACGAGGGGTTGACCGGTATCGTACAGTCCATCGGATCGGCCAACACTATGGCCGACGCTCCACGCCAAATTGCGGAAGATGCCCCGTATAACATAGCGGGTAGTCTCGGCGTCCGTGGTGTCAACGTCGGCATCAAGAAAGGCGTAAATAAGTTCCGCGCACGGAAGAAAGCAACCGGCGGTCTCGCCGTTAAGAAAGGTGCAAGTAAATGAGCTGGCAGAAAGACTTGGCAAAGCTGGCCGGAGAGTACGGCAAAGAAGTTGTAGACCGACTGGTTGGTATCCTCCCTGACGACAGCACCGTAGCGCAAGCGCGGAAGGCTCTCAACAACCTTGTGGGCGGCGACAGACCCAATGCCCCCAAAGCGAAGCCTACTCAGACAGCAAAACCAAAAGCAAAAAAGCCTCTGGCTGTGAAAACAGAGAAGCCTGCTGCGCCTGCCATTATCCGCAACCGTTCCGGCACGTCTGGCGCAACCGCACAAGATGTTCTGAGCGAAGCAAAAAGCCCAAGCAAGGGCGCGCCATCGTATGCTGATTGGCGTGTTAAAAACCCCGGCTACGGTGAGCTTTTTGACGTCAGCAGACTTGCAGACGTTCCAGATGTCCCACAGTTCCAAATTCCGCGCACGGTTCCGTCTCGTGGCCCGACAGCGCGTATTGTTGAGGCCCTCGCCAACCCTGAAGTTGAGCGCGGCATCAACGAAACTGTCGAACGTGGCATAGCGGGCGGTGGTAAAGAGTGGTACAACACTGATCCTATTTTGCGGAGGTTGGAGGGCCTTTTGCCGAGTGGCGACGCCTCTGGGTCGTATGCGCGTCTGATGGACTTGATGGCGGCCACCAGTCCCCGTGCGCGTGTCCCTGACAACGTGCGCACCGGCTCGTACTACAATTACCTCCAGTCGCAAGGATTGCCTATTCCAGACCGGCCCGCAGAGGGTTACGGTTCGATTGCGCAAAAACTTCACCGCGACAACGTGTTGGGCCTACAAGAACGCGGCGGTTTTGACATTTACAAAAATCCAAAGCCTGCGAGTTTCTCAAGCAATCTGCAAGGCAACCAACAGGTCGCGACGATTGACACGCACAATTTCCGGCTGCCCGGCATTCTTTCGGGCGATCCGCGTTTCTTGGAGACATCAATCGCAGAACTGGCGAAAACACCTGAAAGCGCAATGGAGACCCTGCGTCGCCAGTACCCCGGCCTCCCAGAAGATGTCATTCAGTCTTCGGTTAAAATTAAACCCGGCAAGATTAACAAGAAGGGCGAGATAGGCGAGGACGAAGTGTCCATGACGTACCGCCCGCAAAGCTGGGTAGCCGAGGGCTACATACCTATGGAAGACGCCCTGCAAGACCCAGCGCTCTGGGCTGCAAAGCCGCGTGATAATGAGTACGGCTACTACGAAAACTGGCAGCAAGACCAAGCCCAAAAGATGGGGATTTCACCAGCGCAGTACCAAGCATCGATGTGGCTCGGCGGAGGTGATACAACAGGCCTCGGCTCGGCAGCCGAACCTTTCCTCGGCACTTTTGAAGCGCGCGCCCGTTATACGGCAGACCGCCTCGGTATGGACCCCGACGAAGTCTTGAACATGATGCTCAGGGGTGAGATACCGTTTTTGGCCGAGGGCGGTTCGGTTGAGGTGCGGGAACTGGCGGAGAAATACGACGTGTGACCATTTCGGGGATTGGCATCTGATGCGCGTCCCCGAAACTCCCAGTGTTAATGCGTTTCTTCATCGTCCGTCCCCCTTCGCTTCGGCCAGCAACGCGGCATAGGCAATATTATCCTCGGCGCTGTCGGCGTGGTACTCGCTGCGCGTAAACAGCCGCACGAGCTTGACCTGCTGCATGAACATCCAGCCCTCGCTCTCGGTCAGGTCGCGCCCTGTGATGGCGTTGAAGGCCGTCACGATCTTGCCCATCGACCGCTCGCCCTCTGGCTCGTCATAGGTCGACGCTCGATCGTGCATGTGCGCCGCAGCGCGGCCCAGCAACTCGGCGGCCTTCGGCTCTGGCACCTTTGCCGCCTCCTCATGCGACTGGAAGCATTCCAGCGCCAGCGTCACCGTGTCGTGCTCGACAGCGCAGGTGCTGCATATAAAGCTCTTGCTCATTTCTTTTTCCTTTTTAACGCTTCCAATAGAACCTCCTGCACGCTCTTCTTCGACGTGAGGCGATCCATGACGAGATCGTCGACCGTGTCGCGGGCGAGGATCGGGTAGATAAAGACTGGGCGATCGTAGCCCGCCTGCTTCTGCCGCATCGGCCCTATGCGCTCGATGATCTGCATATGCTCTTCGAGGTTCCAGTTGACCCCGAAGAACGCCAATATGTTGCCGCCGTCGGCGAGGTTCAACCCGTGCCCCGCCGACGCAGGGTGAGCGAATAGTAACCCAATTTCCCCCCGGTTCCACTGCCGGATCGTGTCAGGGTCAGTGTCCAAGACGCGGCCTTTAGGGTAACGCTTCTGTAGCCGGGCCAAGTCGTGCTTGAAATTGTAGGCCACCAGCACAGGCGCGCCATTGGCTTCCTCAATGATACTATCCAGCGCGTCCAGCTTGGCATCGTGAGCCGTCTCCCAGTTGCCGTTGTCGTCGATATACAGCGCACCGTTGGCAAGCTGCAAGCACTTCTGCGTCCGCACGGCAGCGTTAGCCGCCTCGACACCCTCGTTGTTCAGGACGGAGAACATCTCCTTTTCCATCTCGTTATAGACCTTGCGCGCCATGGGCGGCAGGTCGACGTAGATCGGGTTGTTGATCGGCTCGTCGACTGGCAGACCGCGCACGGTCAGGCAGATGTCCTTGAGCCTCTCTTCCACTTCGGTCTGCGTGTGATCATAAGGCACGAGGCTGTAGCCGTCATACCCCTTGCGAAACCACCGCTGCTCGAAGGCACTGAACGTGCGGCCCAGACGCTCGCCCTGATCGAGGAACCAGATCTGGCCCCACAGATCCTTGACGCCATTTGGCGCAGGCGTGCCTGTCAGACCGATGAAGCGGCTGACGTGCGTGTGCGCCACTTGACCCAAGGCGCGGGCGCGAGATCCGCCCTGCCGTAGCCGGAAAGACTTCAGCCGGGTGAACTCATCCGCGATCACGGTCTTGAACGGCCACGCGTCGCCCAGCTCTTTGCGCAGCCAGACAAGGTTGTCATAGTTGGTCGTGTAGATGTCGGCCTCCTTGGCCAACGCACGCTCGCGCTGCTTCGGCGTCCCTGTGATGGCGCTGACGCGCAGGTGCGACAGGTGGGGCCACTTCTCGACCTCGTCAGGCCACGTCGTGCGCGCAACGCGCAGCGGGGCAAGCACAAGGGCCGGATAGACCTCCTCGACCACGGACAGGGCCTCCAGAGCCGTTAGGGTGGTTACGGTCTTCCCACCGCCCATCGGCATCCACAGGGCTGCCCTGCGCTCCTTGTATAGGTGCGCGAGGGCCTCTTCCTGATAGTCGTGTGGCTTGAACGCTTTGGTCATGCGCAACGAGGCGAAACGATTTGGAGCTTCAACTCTTCACCGTACCTATTTTCCATCGCCTTGACGTAGGCACGAAGCAGCCAGAGGGAGGCCGTGCGTGTTTCTATCAAACGCCACTTGGGGCCACCGCCACCTTCAATGGCGCGGGGATCGTCTGAGCCTTCAAGGTACTCATAAATATGTGCGGTGGTCTTCATGTGATGTGCTCCTGAAAAGGTGGGGAACCGAAGCTCCCCGTTGGGTTACGCTGCGGCAAGCGCTTCAAGACGGGCGAGACGAGCAGCGCGACCTTCGGCTGGTGAGCGGCGTGTAACTACGCAACCACCTTGACGAGCAGCGCGGCGCTCGGCTTCTGCTTCCGTCGCACAAGCGGCCTTTTCACTATAAGGTGATACCCAACCGTTAACTGGTCCGGCACAAAGCTCGCCGTCAGTAGCTACGAAATAATCTGGCGCGACTGGCACTGTGGCAAGGCGGGCGATTTCTGCTTTAGCTTCGATGTTGGTCATGTAATTTACTCCGTGTCTTCGTTGCTGATGCACTCTAGTGGCACATGCAACGTCAGGTTGCAACCCCCTTCTGCACTTTTTTCACTATTTCGTCGATTTCTTCTATCGTCCGAGCGATAAAGACCGGAAAACCGTCGTTTCTCATGCGCTCGATCTCGCGCTGCTGGTGCCCGCTGACGCGATCGGCGTCCGCCTTGATCTCTATAAAGGCCGCCTTGGGCCACGTCCACCACACAAAGCAGTCTGGGCAGCCCCTACGGCCCTCCCAGCGCACCTTGCGGTACTGACCCCCACTCTTCTGCACAACGTGCTTGAGGTGGTCCTGTAGGCGTCCTGCGGGCGTCATTCCTTCCTATACCTCTTCGTCTCGAACCCAGCCGCCGACAAGGGCAGTCCCCCAGACCAGCTTGGGTTGGTCGACATGAGCGCGGCCAGACCATCACTCGTGTAGGTCGGGTTGTCCGGCGTCTCGCACACGAGCTCGTCATGGACGCGGATGCAGACGTTGAAGCCGTCGATCTCGGCGCGCAGCATGCCAGACATGAAGACGTCGCGGGCGATCGCCTGCACCGCGTTCTCCGTCAGCTTGCCGCCGTAGGTGTCGAGGCGCTCCCACTTGCGGGTGTATTGGTTCATGCCCTCGTGCGTGATGGTGCCGCTCTCCGACACCTCTGGGGACGGGTAGCACAGGTAGCGACCGCTCGGCAGCCGCATGCGCAGCCACGCGATGCCCTGCGTGTCCGCCTTGACGTCGAACGTAATCAGGCCGCGCACGCCGAAGCTCTCACCCAGATTGTTGATCGCCTCGCGGGCAGCCGCCTCCATGTCGTACCACAGGCTGCGCGTGCGCGGGTGCGCCTTGCGCCACGCCGTGACGATCTCTTGTATGGCCTCGTCGGTCATCGCGTCAAAGACCGCGCCGCCCATCTTCCTGTACGCGCCGACGCCGCCCTGATAGCCCCCCGCGAGCTCAGGCACCTTGCCTTGGAGCTGCCGCTCGGTCTTCGTGATGTCGCTCGGATCTTTGTCGAGGATGCGTCCAGCGGTCACCTTGTACAGGTCGTGCCCGTCGCCGCTGTCATAGGCCTTGAAAGCCTTGATCTTCCATTCTTCGTTCGCCAGCCACGCCAGCACGCGACCTTCGATGTTCGACAGATCGGCGATGACCAGCTTCTTGCCCACAGGCGCGACCAGCGCACCGCGCACGCCGAAGGCGCAACGCTCGCTGACGTTGTCCCAGATGATGTCTTCGCAGTCCGCCTTAAACGCGGCCACGGTCGTCTCCTGTACGACGTCGTCGAACCAGTCGGGCGATCGGGGCAGGTTCTGGGGCTGAAACAGCCGCCCAGCATCACGCCCAGTGCGCGCCGCGCCGCAGAACTGGATCAGGCCGCGCAAGCGACCGTCGCGTGACGCGCCGTTGAGCAGCACAGTGTACTTGGCCGGTGACGTTGCGGCGGCCTGCTGCCGGATCTCCAGCAACTCGCGCACCTTCGGGTCGAGCTTTCCGCCGAGCAGGTTGCCAAGCGTGGCGCGCGTCAGGTCTTCGGGCTCGAAGTCCAGAGTGTCCTTGAAGTGGTCGAGCAGCCGCTGACGCTGCGTGGCCGAGGTGACGCTGCCGCCAGTCAGATGGGCTGCACGAGAGGCCAGAGTTCTTGAAGCTCGGTCAAAAGCTCGGAGAGCGGATCGCGCGAAATCGAGGTCGACGGCGATACCACGGTCATTAATTCTCTGGTCGACCCGCCAAAGGTTTCGTTCATAATCACTATCGTTCCAATGCGGCAGGCGTCCATGTATGTCTCGCATCGCGTCCACATCAAGTCGGGCGTATTCGATGAAGGCTGTCCAGTCATTGGGGTGCGTCTCCCGTGTTGCGCGCCGTAGTTTCCAATTCTTGGGGCACGGCTTGGTGAATAAGTGTATCAGCTTTTTGCCTGCTTTGTCTTTAGCTTTATCCTGCGGCACGTTTAACGCGTCGCAGAGCTGGCCCAGAGAGCCCGGCAGGCTGTGCTGTAGCGCCATCACCATCGTGTCGACAATCTTCTCGACGGGGATGTTGACGCCCTGCTCGCGCAGGACGGTGCGATCGAAGTTGCTGTTGTGGATCACGACGGTGTCGGCAGCCTCAACTGCCTCACGCAACGCCTCACGCCAGTTCGGCATGTCCTGCGTGTCCCAGACGTCCACCGGATCGTTGTCTTTCGCAATGGCGACAAGCATCACCTCTGCCTCTTCGGCGTAGCGATACGCGCCGTGCCTGATGTTGACGGGGCAAAAGGTTTCCAAATCGAGGTACAGGACGCTCATCGTTTGCCGTGCAGGATCTCGCTGACGCGACCGATGTTGATGTTATGCGCTTCGGCGATCTCTTGATGCGATGCGTCTGGGGTATCTTTGGCCATAGCCCAGACCGACAGACGCACAGCGTTGGTAATCCGTTTGCTCGTCACAGGCGCGCGGCTGTAGCTGCGGCGGTACGTCTCCTGCATCAAAGCGTTGATGCGCAAGTTTATCTCATACTGCCGACGGGACAACTTTATGCCTTCATCGGTCAGTTCAGAAATCAAGTCGCGGATTTGTGGGATTGTAAGTTTCATGCTGATAACTCCTTCTTTCAGGTGAGCCGCGCGCTTCGGTTATCAGCAACGCAGGAGCAACCCGCACCCGCGCGCGGCTCGCCAGAAAGAAGGTGTGCCCGCCCGCAAAGGGTGGATGTGGGGCAGGCACACCGTGGCTATAGACCTAAAGTAGGTCTAAGCCAATAGCCGAAGCATAAGTATCGAGTATCGCGAAATGCTCGTCCCTGTCATCCTTCGACATCTTGCGGATGCGGACGATCTCGCGGATGATCTTCGGCACATACCCACGGGCCTTAGCCTCGGTGTACACGTCCTTGATGTCCTCCGCGACGCCCTTCTTCTCCTCTTCGAGACGCTCGATGCGCTCGATCAGAAGGCGGAGCGGATCGCCCGCGCTATTGTGTCCTACGTCGCTCACAGGAGATCGTCCGCGTCAGCCTTGGCCTTCGCCAAAGTCGCGAACTCATCCGCCGACGCTGGGCTTGAGCCACCGCCGACGTTCTCGCCTTCGCCTGTCAGCATGACACCGCGCAGGGAGCAGTTAATGCGCCGACCCCACTTGTTGTCCTGCGCCCAGATCTCAACCGAAGCGTTAACCAACGCACCGCTGAACGCCTTGGCTTCAATGTCGCCCTTGCTCTTCAGTTCGTCGCCGTATTCGTTAAACACGGTCGGCTGGGTCTTGGCGTTGCGGGCAGACAGATAGTGCATGCCTTCAAAGCCTTGGTAGGCTTCCCCAGTCTTCTTCGACTTGTACACCTTCTTTGCGAAGGCGACCTTGCCGTCGTCGGCCAGCATGGACAAAACGCTGTCGGCCTTGTCCTTCCATGCCTCTGTGGCTTCGGCCAGCATGGCAGCCTCAATGGCCTTCTGCTGTTCGCTGTTTGGCTTGATCGGGAACTTGGCACCATAGGCTGGTTCGCCTTCGCCAAATGCCTGCGGTTCCGCCAGAGCCGGAAACGCCAGTGTGATGCCCTTTAGCATAATACGTGTAGCCATTATCAATTATCCACTTCTTCAGTTTGCAGTTTTAAGAAGGTCACGGAAATCGTCCGCGACCGATTGAACGGTCATCTCTGACCGCTTATCCGAGGCAAATGCCACAGATGGCTTACCGTCGCTGCGGGTGGTCAATGCTTCGACCTTCTCCCACCGCTTGGGGTTACTCTTGAACATCTTCTCCGCCTTCGTCGGGGAAATCAAGCTCATATCATACATCTCGTCCTGACGCATGCGGAAAGACTTGAGCAGGGCCTCGACCTCGGCCTCATTCGACCACTTGCGGTTGCCCTTGCGGCCCTCCACGAGCTTAAAGCCGTCGACCGTCTGCCCTGCCAGCAAGCGCCGCTCGACTTCGGCGCGGACGCCCTTGCACCAGTCTTCGACCAGCCCGACCTTCGCCATGGCCATAGACAGATAGTTATCGCCTGTCTGCATGTCTGGCACGTCGGGCAGGAACTCATCGACCGTGGCCGATCCGCCGACAATCTCCGTCACCTCAGCGCGCAGGGCGGGGCACGTCGACTTCGCCTTGCAGAAGCGGCACTGCTTCTCGCCGGGGTTAAACGTCGGTTCCTCGATCCTTGACGCCGCCTCACGGACTTGATCCGCGAAGGTAAGTAATTCACTTACCGGCATGTGGCACTCGGCCACATAGTTCAGGCGCGGCATGTGGATGTACATGCTGACCGTATCGAAGTCGCACAGGACGCCGTACAGCTCCAATGCGCCCAGCGCATACATCATGAGCTGCGGGTTGTCTGTGGCGTCCACGGTAACGCCCATGCCGTACTTCAGATCGACGATCGACAGGTTGCGATCGGCAACGTCGATGATGACGGCGTCGCTGGTGCCTGTGGCTCCCTCTTCGCCTGTCAGGTGATCGATCGGCACCTTGCTCTCGGCGTAGAGCGTCTTGCCCTTAGCCAGATCGCGAACGAGCTTGACGTAGTCGGCCACATAGTCAGCCATGGCCTTGTCGACCGTGAAGGTGAAACCGTCGACCTCCATGACGTCGCCTATGAACGATGCCGGATCTCTGTCGTCGATCAGACACTGCGCCGCGACGTCGTGCGCCACGGTGCCCTCGGCGGCGTAGACGCTGCTGCTATCAGGGAACGGTGCCTCAAGGCCAACACTGCCTGAACAGGCCATCCAGCGATGCGCGCCGGACGGACTAAGTTTGGCGTGTGCCATCAGGCCATCTCCGCTTCCAGACGGGCGATCAGCTCAGGCCACAGGGACACGGCGAGCTGCGATGCTCGCTCGGTGCCGAACTCTGACAGGACGTCCTGCACGAAAGCCTTACCCTTGCTGCCAACGGCGCGGAGCACGACAGGAGCAACGTCCAGTTCGAAGTCGAGCTCAGAGGCCGATGCCGCAGGGGCAGGGGTAGAAGATGGTTCCTCCGTCGTCGGCTGGCTCTCGGAGACTTCTGCAACGGGGGCACTCTTGGGGGCCGGAGTAGGGTCCACGGGTGCCGCTTTAGCTACCTCCCGCAGTTCAGGCATAACTGGATCAATATTTGATGGGGTTATGCTATTGACTGGTTCGGTGGGCTGAAATGCGGTAGGCGCGCTACGCAAGCTGGCACCGATGGCCAACAGCTTGTCGGCCACTTCGGGGATGCTGTTGCCTGTTACTTCGATCTTAATCATCTATCAGTTTCCTTTTTTCAGTTGTTCAATAGTTTCATCACGCGTGGCAAGCATCAGTTCAAGCACGTCGATTTTGTGTTGCAACTCGCAGACCTCGTCGTCGAGCTTGTTCGCTTCGCGTTCAAAGTCGGCGGCGCGTTCCCTTGCGGCTTCGAGCTGTTCGTCAAACTCGAACTGCACTTCCTCCAGACGCTCGGCCAGCACGACGGCCAGCTCTGCGGTTGGGTTGTACTTCGCCCGTTCAAGAAGGCCGGTGTCTCCGCGCATGCGGTAATAGCTGCGGTCCATTAAAAGTTCCATGGTTCTGCTCCCTGTTGCTTTGCAAGCTGGCGCGCCTCGCGCTTGCCTGACACGGTGAATGCGGCCACGCTCGAACGACGTCCGTTCGCGATCCGGTTGATGTAGAGGGTCGGCGGGTACTTGTTAGTACCCGACGTGTATTCTGCGGCCAAGATGCTCTCCATCGGATTACGCCTTGCGCGCCACGACCTTAACGGTCGTGTAGCCCTTGGCTACCTTCTGGTTCTTGCTGAACCAGCGACCGTCGACGCCCAGCTCGCGGAGCTTGGCTTCGGCTGCCTTGGCGCAGAGCGACGAGCGCTCGGCAATCTCGGACACAGTGGCGCGGAAGGTGTGGCCCTCATGGGCACCCGCGCCAAGATCCTTGATCTCGTCGAGAAGAAAGGCTTCGATGTCCTTCAAGCGGGCGATCTCGGCCTTGATGTCACCCAGACGGTCGACTGGGGAAATGTTGGAAATATTTGCGGCTACGGTTGCCATGTTTTGTACTCCTATTTGCGTTGCTGATAGACGCTATATAGGGACTGCAATTTGGGATTGCAACCCCCTATTCGTAAAAAATTACAATACCGTTTTCCATGCGCAGCGGGCCGTCCTTTTCCTTGCTAAGTTGTTGAATTGCCCTGACAACCGTTTGACGGCGGATGTCGCGCTTGCCCTGTTCTGGCGGTGGTAACATATCGCAAGCCTTCTGGATGAGCTCCTCTGCGCGAACAACTGCGTCTTCTGCAAAGGTGGTCATGACCTCAAGAATGTGGGTCTCAACGCGCCCGCGACGTTTCACTGATTTCTTGTCGCCAGTGGCTGGCGAACGCAGCTCGTCCTCGACCGCGACGCAGCTCGTGATATCGTCACCGTCCTCGTCGAGGCCCAGCAGGATCGTCTCCAACTTGAAGCCCCACTTCAGCCCGTCCTCGCCGTCCTTTTGCTTGGTGGTGCGGATCTGCCGTGCGCCGCTGTCCTCGTCGCGCGTCACTTCCAGCTCGGCGTCGACGGCGGCACGGATGCCTGACCAGCCGCGTGAGCCTCGGTGCGCGTCCTTGCCTGCGTGGTGTACAAGCTCGACCGTCGCGCCTGTGGCATCGCCCAGCACACGCACGTTGGACAGGGCGAGGCCCATGTCCTCCGCGCCGTTCTCGTTCGCGCCCGGCGTCACCTGCGCAAAGGTGTCGATGATGATCAGCGACACGTCGCCGACCGCCTTGATCGACGCCGCGAGCTCGGTCACGTCGCCCTCCTCCATGAGGTTCGGCGGCACGACGATCACGCCAATGTCCAGATCCTTGGGCGAGATGCCCAGATACTGCGCCAGCGCCTTGATACGCTTGCCGTAACTGCCTGCGCCTTCCGCCGCGATGATGATGACGCGGCCCTTCTCGGCCTTGTGCCCGCGCCACGGCACGCCCAGTGCGATGCAGGCCGCCATCTCAAGCACGACAAAGCTCTTGCCTGAGCCTGACGCGCCGAAGATCGTGACGATGTCGGCGGCAGGCAGCACGCCCTTGATGAGCCACTTAGCCGTCTTCTGCTTGGTCATCTCATCGGCGGACAGGACAGGGAACTTGCCGGTGTAGCCCGCAGGCGAATACACGCCCTCTGAAGCCCCTAGCTCTGCGACGAGCGCATCGGCCTTGGCCGACACCTCTTGGGCGCTCGCCGCCTTACTGGGGCGCGTTGCTGCGGCATCCTTCACCATCTTGATGACCGAGGCCATGGTGACCTGCTTGCGGTTCGATCCCTTGCGCCGCTCGAAGCTGTCCCACTGGACGCGCAGGGCCTCAGTGCCGGGGTAGGTGTAGCCATTGCTCGACCAGTCGTCCCACAGCTCAAAGCCGTCATCGCCGCCGTCGGTCTCATGAGCCACGGCCATGCCGATCTTGATCCACTGCTCGCGGCCCATGTCGGGATCGAGGGCGGCCAACAGTTCTTCAATGCGGCCTATGGTCAGGCCCAGCCTCGGCTCGCGGCCTGCCATGAAGTCGTCGGGGTCGACGATGTTGTTCTGCACTGAGCCGAAGCGCTTCTCGCACATGTCGATCGTGTACGGGTCGACGTCAGCCACTGTGTTCTGGAGGCCGATCATCTCGCAGGCGGGCAGGATGTTGCCCGTGAAGGTCACGAAGCCTGAGCTGCTGAACGTCTCGAAGCCGAAGCGATCGGGCGTGGCGTGGCTCTTGTGGTTGCCCAGATTGCCCTTCAGCGCGGCGCGGATGCCTTTGCCGCTGGGGCTGTACTCGGCATAGGTACGCACGATGATGCGCTCGATGTCGTTCGGGATCTCGCCGTTTGGCCCGACGCAGTGGTCGAAGTCGAGGAAGGTGTAACCGAAGTCAGGCAGCGGCGCGAAGCCGACGCCGTCATAGCCCATGCGCGCTGCGGCGTCACGCGCTGCGGCGAAGGTTGTCAGCCGCGTGCGATCGGTCGGCGAGCCTTGCTGGCCGTGGCGGATGGTGCCGTCGGTCCAGTAGGGCACCTTGCGTGGCTTAGGTTCACTGTTGTATTTCTCAAAGCGCCAGATGAGCCACGCGGGAACTGAACGCAGTTCCTCTGGCACTTCCAGCGAGAGCAATTTGGGCGCAATAGCCCTTACGCTTGCCATGTCGTCGTCCTCTCCCACGGTGGTTACAGCAGATCTGCGCTTGCGCTCGGCGTGTTCAGGGCGCGCATAAGGTCAGGGTTCATGAGGTCCGATCGAGGGATAGCAAAGACGGCCTCCAAGATGATGGCCTTCTCCACGGGTGCCCAGCCGCGACTTTTCCACGCATAGACGGCCTGATGGCTTACGCCCATGCGCTTGCAAAACTTGACGATACCGCCGCCTCGCTCGATGGCGAGGTCAATGGCGGCGATACGTTCTTCTTTGGTGGTCATGCGGCTACTTTCGTTGTCTCTTGCCTGAAACTTTCCTCGCGGAGGCCCCAGACGCGGGTGATGACCATGTGCTCGGCCTTGAGCTGGTTAATCTGGTTGTTGAGGGCGCGCAGCTCGGCTTCGAGCTTGTCGCGCTTGGTGAAGACCTTGCGGGCCTCGGCGTGGATGGTTTTGAGATCCCGTGTCATTTGAAACGCTCCCCCTTGCGACCAATACGGCCTGTCTTCGGATTGCGGAAGTGGGCTTTCTTGAGCAGATCTTGCAGACGCTCAAGCTCGGTGCGCAGTATGCGCTGATGCAACTCGCTCTCTTTCAGCTTTTTCTCAAGCCGAGAGTTCATGGCGTCCAGACGGTCGGCGTCTAACTTGTAGGCGTCAATCACCTTGCGGGCGGCCCATGGCCAAATTATGTTCATGCGTACTCTCCCATTTCTCCGGCGATGATCGCCTCTTGAATGATGTTGGTGAGGTTGGCGGCCAGCTTCTTGTAGTTACCAGCCCAACCCTTTGAGGTGTAGTGGCGCTCGCCTGTGCGTGCGTAGATGTCAAAAGAAGTCCCGTGGTCCCAGACCACCAGATCGGTCGTGTCGCCGTCGAGGTAGACTTCGAAGTCCGCCGTCCCGCCGCGCTCTGGCTCGTAGCCGTCCCACATGACGGTGATGTCGAGCTGCGTGTGCGCCTTGAGGGCTTCGTTGATCTGGCGTTCGGTGTAGTCGGGGTTTTCCATTTG